GGGTGGGGGGTTGGAACGCGGTCCGACAAAGCCCCGGGGGTGGGGGGGGGGGGGGGGGGGGGTACCCGGGCGTTTCCAAAAGCGGTGGCCCTACGTGAGTGTGTAGATTCGCCCTCTACAAAATTCCCACATCACCAGGTGTACTTGACGGTACACTGCTGGCATGACCACGGGTGACTTCCAGGCCGAGTTGAGCCGCTACCTGCGCTGCGCCATCTGCCAGAAGCGCGTGGACTCGGTGAGCCGTGACGTCAATCTCTCCCGCCGCGAGGTGACCTACACGGCGCACTGCCACGGCAAGTCGGAGGCGGTCTCGGTGCCCGGCGAACTACTCGACAACCTGGCGCACATCGACATTGCGCCTGCCTTCGCGGGTAACTTGCTCGCGGCCCCGGAGCGCGGGCTGCTGTCCGCCATGCCCAACGCACGGCGCTGACCGGGGCATAATTCCACGCCTTGGGGCAAAATGCCCCGATTCTTCTTGACCGGGTGGTGACCTTGACGTAACTACGTGGAGATGGTCGCCGAGGTCTTGCGCTTCATCGGGCTTTGTGCAGTGGCCTGGCTGGCGCTGCGGGCGGTGTACTGGGTCGTGCGGGGGCTGACCAGCGGGGGTCAGTGGTGACCGTCGCCCAAATCCAGAAGCAGTCGGTCTGTCCGGTGTGCGGGAAGTCGCCTCCGCTCAAGGCCGTCGTCAAGGACGGAGACACGGTCGTCCTGACCGCAGAGTGCCACGGGTACGCGACGACCGTGCATCTCAAGAAACAGCACGTCACCGGGCCTCTGCCGCCGGAGTCAGCCAATTGACCCCCGCCGCAATCGAAGCAGCCGCACGCGCCCTGCACCGGTTCAACGCGCCCCGGGTGGCGAACGACGTGGAGCCGTGGGAGTCGGTGCCTCCGAACACGCAGGCGCGGTGGCGGAAGCAGGCTGAGCTTGCGTTGCTGGCGGCGGCCGAGACGACGCCGCTCCAGGTGGTGCAACTGCCGGCTCACGACCCGTTCGCGCGTCTCAGCCGGCCGAACATCGAGGCGGACGAGCCGCCGGAGGCTGCGTGAATACCGCCCAGTGGACGGCTGGACTTCGGCAGTACCTCCCTCGGGGTGCCCGTTGCCTTAGCTGCGGGAAGCCGCCCGAGGAGACCGAGTTGCATCCAACGCCGCTCGGATGGCGCGCGGTGTTTTGGTGTCACGGCGCAGTCGAGTGGCTGGACATCAGCGAACTCGAACGCCCCGAGGACGTCGCTGCCCGCGCCAAGCGGCTATTCGCCAGGAGCATCGTGCAGCACGGCTGCCTTGGTCAGCCAGGAAGACTGCTGCGAGCGGCGCGCCCGCGTCCTCGTGGCCAGATGAACAGCGTTGGCCGTGGCGGATGATGTCAGCCGGCAGCGACGACACCAGCTCGCCCGGGCAGCCGAGGGCTTCTGTCCTCGGGAAGGCTGTCGAAGCAAAACTGGCGGAACTCTCTGCGGGGACCACAAACGCGCGCATCGCACGTACGAAAGAGCGCGAAGAAAAGCGCGCCGCGAAGAAAAAGCGCGAGCGAGAAGCGCAGGCGGCGCGGAATGACGCCGTCAAGCAGCTGGCGAAGCTCACGAGGCAGCAGGAACTCGACGAGCAGGGGAAGATCATCGACAGCATCGCGCTTCGCGGGCTCAAGACGGCCGAGGGGCTGCTCATGAAGGCCGGCGACGAGGGCTACAACGCCGACGCCGACGTGCCGCTGGCGGACGCGACGACCCGGAGTCACTTCGGGATGACGGTCTACAAGCAGATGATGGCGAAGCGGGTCGCCGACAACGCCAACGCGACGAAGCTGGGCGTGGTGTTGCTTCAAGGGCGAATGGACGAGGCGGACTGGAACGCGGAGGCGCGGCGGGTGGACGAGGAGCAGCGCCGGGCGCACGCGATTGACGTGGCGGCCGAGATGGTCGCGGAGGATGGCGAGTAGTGGCTTACATCGACCACGGTTCGCAGCGCCCACCCGTCACGCCGCGCGAAGTAGTCGACGCGCTCGACCTGATCATCCGGTGGTACCGAGAGGACACGACCGGCCAGAACTGGCGCATCGACGTACAGCAAATGGAGAGCGACCGGGACGGCATGGCCGACTTGGTCTGGCCTGAGCGTCGCCCGAAGGAGCGAGAGTGATCGACTACTCCGTCCTCATCGACGGCAAGCCGCCGCCGTTCGTGATTCCGTTCTGCGCTTCGTGCGACATGCCGGTCGAGCTTTTCACGGTCCACCCCGTTCCCGAGCACGACGGCCAGCCGATGTTCGTCGCCGAGGCGTCCTGCCACGGCAAGACGTCGGGAATCATGATGCCAGTGACCGACTGGGAGAAGCTACAGGCGCTCGGCCACAAGCTGGTCCTGTTTCAGCGTCGGGAGGGCTTCGATTCCGTCCGCTGAAGTGCGCTCTGTCGACGGCCGAGAGGTCGTCTGGGAGCCGCAACCACGGCAAGCGGTCGCTTTGTCGTGCCCGGCCTTCGAACTTTGCTATGGCGGGGCAAAGGGGGGCGGAAAAACTGACTTCCTGGTCATGGCGTGCGTCGCGCAACTCGCCCTTTGCCACGCGAAGTGGCTCGCGACGAAGCGAAAGCAGCGCGGGCGCTACATCATCTTCCGAAAGAACGTCAAGAACCTCGCGGACATCATCCAGCGCGCCGAGGAGCTCTATCCGGTCATTGATCCGGGCGCGAAATGGAACGTCATGGAGAAGCGCTGGACGTTCACGAGCGGCTACAAGGTCGATTTCGCGCACCTCGACGGCCCGAACGACCACCTTGGCTATCACGGCCAGGAATTGACCGGAGTGGGCATCGACCAAGCCGAGGAAATCGCCAACGAGGTGCGCCTGTTCCTGGTGATGCAGGTCCGATCGAAGGACGCCGACATGCGGAAGCTGCTTTTCGTGCGCTACACGGCGAATCCGGGCGGCCCGCACGCGGAATGGGTGAAGAGAGACTTTATTCAGGGCTGTCGCCCGCACAACACGGTGATCAAGTCGACGGTCAAGCTCCGAAACGGCACCCCGCGCGAGGTGACGAAGGCTTTCGTACCCGCCACGCTCTACGACAACAAGTACCTAGCCTCTGACGGAACGTACGAGGCCAACATGATGGCGCTTCCTGAGCACCTTCGCCGGATGTACCTCGAAGGCGACTGGGACGTTGTCATCGGCGCCTACTTCGCGAACCTGTGGAGCCGCGACCTGCATGTCATCCCGTCGTTTTCCATCCCCGGGCACTGGCCCATCAAGTTCGGCCTCGACTGGGGCACCACGGCGCCAGCCTGCACGCTCTGGGGCACGCGCGACAACGACGGCAACGTCTACATCATCGACGAGCTGTGGCGACCCGGCATCACCGGCCGCACGTACGGCGCGGCGATGCTGAAGCGCCTGGAACTCCAGAAGTGGAGCGTCGAACGCAAGTGGACCGCCAAGGACATGTACGGGCTCATCGACCGCCAGGCCATGGCAGCGACCGCCGCCGACGTCGGGAGCGGCGGCTCTGCCACGCCAGCGGCCGGCATTCAGTGGTGCGGGTGGCGCATCTTCCCCGCGAACAAGGACCGCGCGGCCGGGAACGAGCAAGTGCTGGAGCGACTGCTCAAGAAGCCGAACGGAAAGCCGTCGCTGTTCATCTTCGGCGACCGCTGCCCGAATCTGATCCGAACGCTGCCCGTGCTGATGTCCGACCCGCGCAACCCGGAAGACGTCGACCCCGATGCCCCGGATGACCACGCGTTCGATGCGCTGAAATACCTGCTGCTCGACTGGCCCGTGCAGGGAACGCGCCCGAAGGACAAGCAGGGCGACCAGGACGTCGAGCGTTGGCTCGCGATGGCTGCTCGACGGAAAGAACTATCTGAATCGCCCGGTGACACCATCACCACGGGCTACGGAGACTGAACATGGACATGCCCCCTCTCGACCAGCCTCCCGCCGACGACGCCCCGCCCGACGTTGGCGCGCTCACCGTCCAGTTGCAGCCTCCGCGCGCCGCCCCCGTCGCCGGCAAGCCGTCCGAAGACACCAACATGGTCCCGTCGCTCAACGAGGAGGAGCAGAAGAAGCTCGTCGAGCAAGTGATACGGGACTTCGACGCTGACGTCGACAGCCGCGAGCCTCGAATGCGCCGGCTGAAAGAGGCACAGGGCCTCTACGCCTCCGTCATGAAGGCGAAGTCATTCCCCTTCAAGAACGCCGCCAACGTGAACCTGCCATTGCTTGCGCGCCCGTGGCTCCAGATTCAGGGGCGCCTCTACGACATGGTCTGGCCGGCCGACGGCAAGGTCTTCTACTCGTCGTTCACGTCCATCAGCGACGCGCCAGTTGCCGCCGCGACGGAGACGTTCGGCAACAGCTACATCCGCCACAAAATGCCCGAGATGTCCCAGGGCATGGACGACACGCTCCACCAGACGTGCGGCTACGGCTCGGGGTTCCGGAAGACGTACTGGAACAGCTACGAGGGCCGTGTCTGCTCCGACTGGATTCCCATCGAGGACTTCGTCGTCGCCCACGGCCAGCGCAGCCAGGACCCGTCGATGCGCGACGTCCCGCGCTACACCCACGTGCAGCGCCCCACCTACTTCAAGATGGAGGGATACTCCGACAAGGGCATCTACGCCAACTTCGACCTGGTCAAACTGACCGCTCCCGACCAGAAGGCCGACAGCGAGTTCAAGCAGCAGCTCGCGAAAATCGACGGCCACAGCGCCTCGACGAGCGAAACCACCATCGAGTCGCAAGAGCGGATGGTGCTGGAGCAGTACTTCGAGTGGCGCACGCCCGACGCGCCAGACGTACACCCCGCTTTCGACGGCAAGCCCCACGCCGTTGTCGCGACCGTCGATGAGCAGTCGCGCACGCTTCTGCGCCTCATCATCCGCGAGGAGCCCGACCCCGACGATTTCGCGCGCTTCACGAAGGAACAAGCCGCATTCGACGGGCACATGCAGCAGCTCGAGGCGTTCGTTCGCGAGGCGCAGGCCGCGCAGACGGTGCAGGACGCTGCCGCCGCTGCTGGCCTGCCGGTAGATCCGAACTTCCAGCCTCCGCAACCTCCTGCGCCGCCGCCCGGCCTGAAGACCGACGAATCAGGCATGCCGACGCCGCCCGAGCCTCAGCGCGTGCGGCCTATCAGCCTGTTCACGCACTACCGCGCGTTCCCCTCGGAGGGCTTCTACGGCCTCGGCCTCTGCGACTTCATGTCGGGGGCGAACAAGGCCGTGAACACGATGCTCAACCAGACCATCGACCGCGGCACGCTCCAAATCAGCATGCCGGGGTTCATCTCGGCGCAGCTGAAGGGGCAGCGCGGCGCCATCAACGTCCAGCCGGGCGAGATGATCGAAGTCGACGCGCCCATGGGCTCGCTGAAAGACGGGATGTTCTTCCCGCAGTTCCCGCCCGCCGACCCGTCGCTGATGCGGACGGTGCAGCTGCTCCTCGAAGAGTCGGACAAGATGGTCGCCAGCTCCGACATGATGAGCGGGCAGACCTCGGGGGCGAACCGCACCGCGAAGGAAGCGCAAATCCTCAGCGAGCAGATGATGATGCAAATCACCGTCCTTGCGAGGCGCATCAAGGAAGCCTTCAAGCACGAGCTGGACAAAATCTGGCGGTGCTGGGGCGTGTTCCTTCCCGACGAGGAAGTCGTCGACCTCATCGGCCACGACAACGAGCCGACGCAGGTTCGCATCGGCCGCGCGATGTTCACGCCGAACGCGCACGTCACGCCCGCCGCCGACCCGCGCACCAAGACGCAGCGCCGCGAGGAGGCGATGCAGGTATTCGGGCTCGTGACGAACAACCCGTACCTGATGAACCAGCCGCCGCCAGTGCGCGACGCGCTGATGCGCCAGGTAACCGAGGACGTGCTGCGCGTCCACGGCGCCGAGAAGCTGGTCAAGCTGCTCCCGCCGCCCGAGCCCGTGCAACCGCCGCCCCCTCCCCCGCCAGCGCCGTACTGGGAGGAAAACGCGAGCTTCGTCCGTGGCCAGGACCATCCCGTGCACAAGGATGACAACGACCAAGAGCACATTGCCGGGCACATGAGCATCAAGAACGGCCCGGCCGGCGCGGTCATGGACAAGGCAGGGAAGGACATGCTCGACCGCCACATCAGGTTCCACGTGGCACAGGACATTGAGAAGACCGGCCAGAAGGTGCAGCAGCTTCATCAGCACTTGATGGGCGGGACGGTACAGCCGGCGCCGATGCCTCCGATGATGAACGGAGCGCCGCAGTGACCGACGTCGAATACACGTTGTCGCGCGAACGAGAAGAAGAGGTGGCGTCGCGGATGCCGTCCGGATGTGAGCACGACCTAACGCAGGTGGACACGCACCCATCGATGGGGCGCGCGTTGCAATGTCGGCTTTGTAAGTGCTGGCAGTGGGAATTTCCTCTCTACCGAGGAGCGCCGCAGTGACCCGCCCCCGCTGGCTGTCCCTCGACGGCAAGGCCATGGCCGAAATTCGCGAGTTGCCCGCGATCCAGATGCTCACCGAGTGGCTGGAGTGGGAACGCGCGGCCGCGCTGGAACTCGTCCACGAAGCGACCGTCATGAAGGAAGACCCAGCCCTACGGTCGGGAACCGTCATCGCCATCGACCACATCTTGAAGTCGTTGCACACGCCGCTGGCGATTGCCGACTTGCCCGAAGAAAAGTTCAAAGACCCGGCCCGTAGGCCATCGCGAAAGGACGAAGATGCTGAAGTTTGACGAGTTGCCGTCGGTCCCGCTCAACGACCGAATCATGGTCCGGCAGGACGAGCCGCCCGAGGAGTCAGTGGGCGGGATTCTCATCCCGCAGGCGGCGCAGATTCAGGCGCGGACAGGCACCATCCTGTCGGCGGGCCTGCGCGCGATGGACATTATGTTCGACAACGGCGAGCAAATCGGCGACCGCATCGAGTTCGGCCAGTTCGCGGGCGTCTGGGAGGAGTGGGACCACATCGTAAAGGCGGGCAAGAAGATGTGCCCCGACGGCGTGGATCACGCGTGGGCGCGGCGCCCTGCTCCCGGCTACCGCTCCGAGGCGTACGAGTGCGACGCGTGCGGCGCCATCCGTCACCGCGAGCCGATTCTCATCATGAACGTCGGCGACATCCTGACGAACATCACCAAGGCCGAGCGCATCCGCAGCGGAGAACTGACGCTGAAGCGCTACGAGAACCCGACCGTGCACAAGTACGAGCGCGCCAACGCCGCTCCCATCGACACGACCGCCAACCCCACCAACGGAGTGACCTATGCTGCTTGAAGGACAGACCGACGACACCAGCGACGCGGAAGACCTTGCGGCGCTGAGAGGCGCGGCAGATGGCGCCCCGGCCGCCGACAAGGAGCCGGACGGCCCCGCTGTACCGCCCGCGCCCGAACCGGGTAAGTCCGTGTCCGTCGAGGCACCGAAGTCGCGCCGCCAGCGCGCCGAGGAGGAGCGCAAGGCAGAGTTGACGCGGATGTCCGAGACCATCAAGGAACTGCGCGAGCGGGACTCTGCGCGTGATCGCCAGCTTGGCGAGCTGACCGGCCACCTGTCGGCGCTCGCCCAGCAGCGCGCGGCCGCGCCCCCGGTACAGGCATACCAGCCGCCCCCGCCGCAGATTCCTGATCCGCGCGACCTTCGCCGGCAGGCGCTCAAGGCGCTGGACGCCAGAGACATGGACCAGTATCACGAGTTGCTCGAGCAGGCGAACACCGCCGCGACGATGCGCGCCATCGCGCCTGCGCTACAGCGCGTGGCCCAGCAGCCGCAAGCCCCCGTCCAGCAGCAGGTGCCCGCCGAGTTAATGGCGTACTTCGCGGCCTACCCGGACGTGGCGACGCACCCGTCTCGAGACAAGCTGCTGATGGCCAAGAACGCCGAGCTGGAGGCGCTCGGGTACCCGGAAGGCCCGGGGCGCGTGAAGGCCGTGTTCGACCATGTCCAGGCGACCGTGAAGGCCGGCAAGGGCGCGCAGCGACAGGCCCCTGGGTTCGATCCGAGCAGCGCCGCCGCGCTATCGGGCACGCCCACCGCCCGCCCGGCTGGGGGCAGCAGCGGCCCCGGCAAGGGCGAGCCGCGCGTCGAGCTGAACGCCGAGGAGCGCCGCATGTGGAAGGCGGCGGGATTCACCGACGAGACGGAGCTGGCGCGGTACGTCGCGCAGTCGAATCCGGGTCGCGTTCTCCGCTGAGTATTGACATTCCAGAATTCGTCAGGTCTACTTGACGATGTAGTTAGGGCGTAATTCCTCGGGGCAGTCGACCGAGTGAGCCTGGCACCGATTCCGCGCTGACCAACCCGGGTCAGAGGCGTGAAACAGGGTCAAGGGTCACTCATGCACGTTCCGAGTCGCAACGACGCCCCTGCCGGTCTGGACCTTCACGCGCAGTCTCGAGCGCATGAACTTTCGGGCAAAGACCCGAACTTTCATTACGAGTACAAGTCGCTTGATCCGAAGCATCCGCAGTACTTCGGGAACTACCTGAAGCAACGCGAGATCGGAAATCAAGTCGCCAAGTACGTGTTCGTCGATCCGTGGGAAGTGGTCCACCAGGGCGAAGTCGAGCAGGGCCGCAAGCGCGCGGATGACACCAAGGGCGTGGACACGAAGGTGACCCACGGCTCGATGGTGCTCATGCGTACGCCCAAGGCGAACGCCGAAAAGGTGCACCTGATGAATGACCGCATGGTCAACATCCAGAGCGCCGCGCTGCACTCGAACGAGCGGAATCAGATCGAACAGACCCGCTTCGGGGCGCAGGTATTCAGCGGCGACGTCACCAGCGGCGCTCATGCCGCTCCGGTCGTTTCCGCCAATTTGACCGGAGGCAAGTAAGTCATGGCGAACTCAGCTCTTCCCGGGTTTCGCCCCGTCTACGTGAAGGGTGGCGGCACCGTCACCTACCGTCGCGGGCGAGTCCTCACCAACAACACCACCGCAATCTTTCAGTACGACGCCGTCGTGCGGGCCGCTGGCGGCGACTACACGGTTGCCTCCGTCACCACCACGGCGACTCAGGGCAGCTCGGGCGGCGTGGTCTACACCGACGCGGCGGGCACGCGGCGCGAGGCGAAGTACCTCCCGGCCGCCACGCTCTACACGTCGTCTGGCAACGCGCCCGACAACGCGAGCTACGTCTACCTGGTCGACAACCTGGTCAACACGGTGTTCACGGCTTCGATTGCCGGCGCAGCCGTCACGCTGACCGACGAAAACCTGAACCTGGCGATGGTGCTGGGCGCCGGGTCGACGACCACGGGTCTGTCGGGACACACGCTGACCCGCACGGGCATCGCGGTCACCGCGACCATCCCGTGGCGCTTCGAGGGTCTCGTCATCGGGTCTCCGATCAATGACGTCGACCTCATCAACACCGCAGCGTTCGTTACCGCCAACTGCACCTTCGACGAGCCGGCCCTGTCGGCCAGCTTGGGAGTGTAACCATGTCAGTACTCAACATTGCCCAGTGGTACGCCGCTATCGAGCCCGTCGAGCGCAAGTGGTTCAACTCCGCGATGGCCAAGATCGTCGAGCAGTTCTCCCAGATTGCGGAGGTCGACTCCATCGACGTTCCGATCCGGGAGTTCAGCGAATGGGGCGGTCCTCAGCAGCTCGAGCTGAAGCCGGAAAACCAGGCGATGAACGTGCGAACGGTGATGCTCGGCACGCCGAAGCGCGTCCAGGTGGCGACCTTCGCGGGCGCCATCGAAATCAGCCGCGAGGCGGTCACCGACGTCAAGATCTCGCAGCTGAAGACGCCGGCTCAGGCGCTCGGCCGCGCGGCCAAGAAGACGCCGGAGTACCTGTTCGCGCAGTTCATGGACCGGTCTCACAACAGCGCGTACCCGGTCACCGCCGACAACATCAACCTGTGCTCGGCGAGCCACGTGACCCCGTACGGCACCACGTACGCGAACACGCTGGCGACCCCCGCCGCGCTGTCGGAGACCTCGCTGGAGGACATCCGCACCGCGCTGCGCACGACCATCGGGCCGGACGGCATGCTGGCGCCGGTCACCCCGAAGGCGCTCATCGTTCCGTCGGCTCTGGATGTCCTGTCCGAGAAGCTGACCAAGAGCGAGAAGACACTGGGCAGCGCGAACAACGACCCGAGCGTTATCCAGGGGATGAAGCGGATCGTGTTCGACTACCTGACGAACACCACGCGCTTCTACGTCCAGACCGATGCCGACAACGGCTTCTACTGGAACTGGCGCGAGAAGCCGACCTTCGAGCGCGACAACGTCTCGCTGACGATGCAGGCGATCTTCATCTGCTTCTTCCGCGCGATGTGGGGCGCCGAGAACGCCCGTTGCGTCTACGCATCCGACGCCACCTAAGGAGCAACGACCATGGGACTTCGATCAAGCAAGACGATCACCGGGTTTCCCGGCATCGTCGCCAGCTACGGTCAGCCGAACCCCTCGGGCGTTGCAGCCGGAATCGCACGGTACTGGGGCGGCGGCGAGGTCATCTACGTCGGCAACCGCTCCGGCCTCAAAGCCGGCGACGGCTCGACGCCGAACAACCCCATGTCATCGCTCGTCGGAGCCGGGGGCGCTCTCGCGGCGCTCCAGGGCACGACCGGGCGCGGGCACGTGATCTTTCTGCTCCCTGGCTCGTCCTACTCGGTCGATGCAGCCGACTGGGCGAGCCTCACTGCCGCGGCGAGCGACTTCGCTATCGTCGGCTTGGGGACCGGAAGCGCCCGGGCCTCGCTGACGTGGACCACCGCGACGTCGACCTGGCTGCTCGACACTGCCAACGTCGCCATCGACGGCGTCCGGCTGAACCTGGAGCCGACCACCGGAACCGTCAACGTCGCAGCGCCCTTCACCGTCTCGGCGGCGGGATGCGCGATTCGAAACTGCCGGATCAAGACCGGCACCGACGCCAACAACAAGGTGACCATCGGCATCACCGTCACGACCGGTGGCGATGAATTCGTGTTCGAAGACAACCACGTCACGGGCGCCGCCCTGGCCACCATGACCACGTTCATTCGACTGACCAACGTCGATGCTCCGGCCATCCGCCGCAACCGCATCCGCTGCGGCACCACGGCAGCGGCGGTGGGCGTGATTCAGGAACTGACGACGGTCTGCACGAACATCGACATCAGCAACAACATCCTGCACAACAACGCGGCCAGCTCCACGGCCTGCATCACTGCGGCCCTCGCCAGCACGACCGGCGACATCTACGGCAACTACTGCCGAAACATGACCGACGGATCGAACGCGCAAATCGTCGTTACCTCTGGTGACGTCGAGTTGTTCCAGAACTACGGCGTCAACAACAGCAACGAAACGGGCATCCTGCTCGGCACGCCGTCGGTGTAACCCATGGGGACCAGGCCGACGGAGTTCGTCAATGGCGAAGTCCTCACGGCCTGCTCCATCTGCGGGCGACGCCGTCTCTTCCCGTCACAGGTGGTCCTTTCCCCGGACCGCCTGTGGCGGTGTACCGAGTGCAACGAGCTGACGGCCTACGAATACAACCAGCAGATTGCGGCTGCACGCCAGCGGCGGCCCGAGCCTGATACCGGCATCGGCATTGGCTCGCAGTTCGACCCTAGCTTTCCCACTGACTCAGACATGGGGTTCCCGTGAGCGTCAGATACGCAACCGTCACAGCGATGCGCGCCGCCCCGACCAGCGGGTTCAACACCGCCGTGGCGAATACGTGCTACGTCGACAGCCTCGGGGACTTCTTCAACTTCATCCCCGGGTCCACGGCGACGGATGTGTCGAACGTCATCGTTTCGTCGAGCGACGCGCTGGGGAAGTGGTTCCGCATGTGGATCGGACGTCAGGGCGTCATCGACCCCGGGGCCACGCTGACGGCGGCGACCACGTACACGTCGCCGACTTGGACGGCGGGGCTGTACCGGAAAATCATCCTCGAGCTTGAAGTCTCGTGCTCGGCCTTCAGCTACTTCCGCTTCCAGGCGAACGCCGTTGCCACGTCGGTCTACACCGACATTGGGTACAACAACAACTCGGCGGTAGCCAACGACTCAGCGGTCAAGGGCACCAACGGCTTCGCTCGGGTCGGCGTCTGCATCGCGGCCGGCAATAACAACGTCATGCGGACGCAGTTCTGGCCGCTGACGACCGGGCGGACTCGTCTGGGGCTGTCCGAGTCGATGAGTGACAACAACTCGGGGACCCTGGCGAACTCGATGGGTCGCGCTGTGCAGTTCGCGTTCTGCGACACGACCACTGACGTCACGTTCATCACGGCATCAGTGACCGGGGCGACGATGACGGGAATCGCGAAGCTCTACGGGGAGCTAGCATGACCATCGGGGCAACCACCACGTTCACCGAGTCGCGCGACGATATCATCGCCGAGGCGCTGGAGACGTGCGGGGCGATCGAACCGGGCGGCACGCGCGACGCGACGAACAGCAACCTATTCACGATGGGCGAGCGCGCGCTCAACCGCGTGGTCAAGTCCATCGACGCGAGCGGCGTGCACCTGTGGCACTACCAGCGCCGTACGACCACGACCACTGCGGGCACGGCGTCCTTCGTCGTTGCCTCTGACGTTCTCGGCCTCGACGGGCCGGTCCGCTACACGCGCTCAGGCGCGACGGCGGCGCTTCAGGCGTTGCCCATGTCGCGCGACGACTACATGGCGCTGGCTGACCGGACGACCCAGGGACCGTCCACGCGCTACTACGTCGAGCAGCTGTTGACGACGACCACGGTCTACCTGTGGCCCGTGCCCGACGCGACGGGTGACACCGTCGAGTACACCGCGTGCGTGCGCGGCGCGGACTTCGTCACGGGCGCGGACACGGCCGACTTCTGGGCCGAGTGGCTGAACTGCCTGGTCTACGGGCTGGTCGTCGAGCTGGCGCCCAAGTTGTCGCAGTCGGCGTTGATGGACCGGTTCAAGCCGATGTTCGACCGTGAACTCGACAAGCTGGTCAACAGCGACAACGAGCGCGGACCGATGACGCTGGTCCCGTACGGGGCCATGGGCAACTTCGGGGGGGCTGGCTGATGGCCGCGACCGTCTCACTGATCCAGATGCTCGCGTCGGGCGCCCTCACGTCTACGGGCGCGCCCATCGCGTCTGGCAAGGCTCGCTTCTACCTCCCAGGCACGCTCACGCCCGTCTCCGTCTACTCGGACAGCGCGGGCACCACGGCCATCACGCCCCCGCTCACGCTCACGGCTGGCGGCACGGGCATCGCGTACACGAAGGTCCCGACGCGGCTCATCCTGAAGGACAGCACCGAGACCACCACCTACTTCGATGGGCTGGTCAACATCCACCGCGCCGAGCAGCTGGAGATTCAGAGCGCGTCCGTGAACGGCGGGACCGAGACGACGTTGCAGACGTTGCTCGACGGCATCGGTACGTCGTTCGGCGGCACGGCGGGGTTGTGGCAGGTAAAGGTCAATACGTCAGCGACCGAGCGCAACCTAAAGACTGTTCTGGGAGAACTAAAGGTCAGCGTGAAAGCGTTCGGCGCGGTCGGAGACGACATCACCGACGACCACACCGCGCTGCAAAATGCGTTCACGTTCGCGGCAAATGCCTCGGGAACTGTGACGGTGTACTTCCCGTCGGGGTTCTATCGGAACTCGTCCGCTATCTCGTTCGGCGGAACGCAGGTCAACGTAGAGGGCGAGGGCCCTGGCAACAGCATCATCCGGAATACGGGAGCGGCGGCGAACACCTTCTCTGTCACGTCGACCTTCACGAGGTGGAAAGACCTCGCGATCACTCACTCGTCGTCGTCCACGGGATTCGGCGTCTCCTTCACCGGGGGCGCCGGAAACCACATCTTCGAGAACGTCCAGGTCGATAGCCATGCGTCTGCGATTTCGACGAACCACACCGTGCTCTATGTGGCCGGTAATTCGTCGTTGACGACTTCGACGGGGAGCGTGGTGGCGGCGATCGCGCACACGGGAACGGGCCGCGTCTACGTTATCGGGTCAAGCCTGCTGTCGTCCGCTGGAAAGGGCGTGTCGACCGACACGGGGAACATCTATTTGGTCGCGTCGTCCGTCAGTGCGGGCACCTACGGAATCGACATGACCGGGGCATCTTCAACGCTCCGGTCGTTCGGGTCGTCGATTTCAGGATCAACCGCTCCCGTCCGGACTGCGACGACCAGCGGCGCGATGCAGTTGCAGGCGACGACCCTGAATGCGTCCGTCGTTGACCAGCGCACGGGCGCCCCGGTCGCCTATTCCCTGTCGGTGAACGGGTCGGTCACGCCGCTGCCAGACCAGACCGAGTCCATACGCATCATCGCGACGGCCGCAATTACGGTCACGATTAACGCCGCGATCGCCCTCGGCTTCGGTCGGAAGTTCTCGATCATGCTGGTGAACAGTTCTGGCGGCGCAGTCACCTGGACGTTCAACGCCCAGTACAAGCTCCAGGGCGGCGCAGCTCCAGCACCAGCTACCGGCAATCTCATCATCTCGCATTTCGAGTACGACCCGATCAACTCGGTCTACAGGGAGACGGCGCGGTCTGCGTCGATGGCGATCTGATGCGCGGCCTAGTAGCAGTACGCGGCGCAGTTCACGGTGACCGCGCCCTTCGTGCCGACGCAACCGGTGGCGGGGTTGGACGCAACGCCGGTCTCCTGGTCGACCGTCTTGTAGCAGACGCCCATGCCGTCGCGAGACGAGGCGTAGGCGAACTTCGGATCGCACGGAGCAACGAACGCCAGCTCGCCGCAGTCCCCGCCCGCCGAGACCGTTCCCAGGGAGGGGCCGACGTATTCGCATCCGACGGCCGAGAAGAACAGCAGAACCAGGGCAAGTTTCTTGGTATTCATTGGGCAGGCTCCTTGGCGGGGTGTTGGTTGTCCGCCTCTGGGGTTAGACGGGCTGCCTGTTCCACCAGGTGGCCCGTCGTCTATTCACCCCAAAGGGTGACTTTGACGCCCCCCTCGTGTCAAGTCCGGGGGTCGGCGTGATGGCGCTGACGCCTATTGACATTTCGGCCGGGTTGGTATCCACCGCCGACGATGTCTCCCCCGCCCCGTCGCGCGTGATGAACTTCATGCCGGACGTCGCGGGCGTCCAGCGCATGCGGCCGGGCCTGGTCACGTACACGACCACGGGCCTTGGTTCGTCGCCCATCACGGCGTTGTACCGGTGGAAGACCTGGATCGTCGCCGTCACCGCCGACCGCAAGATTTGGGCGCTGGCTGATGGTCTGCCGACGACCTGGCAGGCGCTCTCCGACGCGACGGCCGCCACGCAGCTGGACAACGTCCTGACGCCGAACTTCGCAGAGTCGCCGTCTTACCTGTACATCGCGGGTGGCGGGGCGATCCAGAAGTGGACCGGCATCGGCCTTACCGCGCGGCTTGGTGGCACGTCGCCGAACGCCGCGAGCCTCATCAACCTGGGTCAGCGGCTCATCGCGCCGAGCCTCACGATTCCCGGCAAGTTCGTCTACAGCGACGCGGGAGAAGGCAACGATGCCACTTGGTCGGGCGCGGGGCAGTTCGCCGAGGCACGCCCCGACGCCATCGTGACGGTCGCCGAGAACACGGCGGAAATGGCCGTCTTCGGCACGTCGACGCTGGAAGTGTTCGGCATCTCGACGGACCCGCTCGTGCCGTTCCAGCGCATCAACACGCTGAACATCGGCCTACTCGCGGCGAACTCCGTGGTGCGCGTCGACGGGGACGAAAACTCGGCGTACTTCTTTCTCGACTCCAAGCGCCGCATCGTCGAGACCGACGGGCGCGGGCAGAAGAACATCGGCGAGGCGATTCAGCGCGACCTGCGCAACCTCGGCACTGTCTCCGACTGCTACGGCTACCGCGAGACGACCGACCGAAACGACTGCCTCGTCTTCGTGTTCCCGACGGCCGGGCGCACTTGGGCCTACGACATGGGCTCGAAGAAGTGGCACGAGCGGGGCATCTACGATGGCGTCAGCCGCAACGTGGCCTATCCGGTCATCGCCTCGACGTACTGGCCGGCGCTCAACCTGAACGTGTGCGCGCGTTCGGGCGTCGCCGGGCTGTCGTACATCGACACGAACACGCGGACTGACTACGGCTCGACGCTGCTGTCTGAACTCATCACGGGCTACCAGGACTTCGGCACCGCGAACCGGAAGCGGAGCGCGCGGCTGCGCGTGACCATGCGGCGCGGGACGGCGACCCTTGGCGCGACAGGCGGTCAGGTCGAAGTGGCCGTGCAGAACGATGGCCTCGGGTGGTCATCGTTCAAGCAGATTGACGTGGGCCAGCCGTCGGACTTGCAGCAGTCGAAGGACGTACGCCTTGGCGGCGTGTTTCGGCGGCGGCGGTACTGGCTGCGCTACGCCGGCAGCGACGAGATTTCGATCGCAGGACTGTACGACGACGTCGAAGACCTCGAGGCGGCGGCGTGAGAAGCGTCACCGAGAACATCTCCGACAAGGAGCACCGCGCGGCAACCCGCGAGCTTCAGGTTGCCGTCGACGCCATCCCTGCGACGGCGACGGGCACGGGGCTCGTCCACGTCACGGGCGGCGTGCAGGACGCTGCTTCGAAGCTCATCGACACGGCGGACATCAACCCAGATCAGGTCACGTACGCGAAGATTCAGAACGTCTCGGCGACGGCACGGGTGCTTGGTCGCTTCTCGGCCGGCGCGGGCGACATTGAGGAGGGGACCGGGACGCAAGTGACCGCCATCCTCGACCCGTTTTCGAGCACGCTCCAGGGAGTCGCTCCCGCGTCGGGCGGCGGCACGACGAACTTCCTCCGCGCCGACGGAACCTGGAATGCGCCGCCGACTTCGACGACGGGCGTCTACCTCGTCTCGACCATCACGGCGCCGACGGCGTTCGACTGGACGAGCCTCAACGGCGACGCCACGGGGCTCGTCGAATTCCGCATCTACATCAACGTCAAGCGGGCGTTGCTGGCGGGGTTCACGCTGGGCGCGCGGCTCAACAACGACTCGGGCGCGAACTACCGCCAGGGCGGCGGCACCCCGACGTCGGTGACCGTGGCGCTTTCTGGCGGCGTCGGGGCCAACAACTTGGCGCAGGGGATGATCGTGATTCCCAACCCGCTGTCGGGGTCGATGCGGGCCATCGACGGGAATGGAGTCATGGCGACCGACGACGCCCCGGAAAGCGTCGCTGGTGGCGGGTTCGGCTTCTGGACGAGCACGGCGGCCATCACGCGCATCACGCTGGCGGTCATCGCCGGTGCGATCGACGCCGGCTCCACGGCGAGCCTCTACCGAGTGGTGTCGCAATGACGAAAGGCGGCTGAAATGGGCTTCTTTGGCGACCTCTGGGACCTGGGAACGAAAAACACGAACTTCGACGCTGGAGCTCCATTCGGGGCAATCAAGCAAGTCGGCGGTCAGGTCGTGGACGCCGCCAAGTCCCCCGGCTACGACACCGCCGCGCAGGGGGCGAAGGAAGCGCAGGCGTACCTCCAGCAGCTTTCCCAGACGGCATGGGACCGCCAGATGCAGGGCCTTCAGGGCGCGCTCGGGCAGTTCCAGGGCTACGACGCGCTCAAGTCACAGCTGATTCCGAGCCACGGCGGGCAAGGCGGTGGTGGAATGCCGGGCGGGCCGCCTCCTGGCTCGCCGCCATCCCTGCCGCCCCCGGGGGGCGGAATCCCGCCGTCGACCGGGCCGGCCATCGAAGGGCGCTCGGGCGTGGCTCACTTCGGAGGTGCTGGCTCGGCTGTGCCCGGCCCATCCGTCGAAGGCCGCAGCGGCATCTCGCACTTCGGAGGCGCCGGTCCGCCTGTCGCGCAGACGGGGTACGGCCCGCCGCCCGGGGCCATGCCGCAGCCGGCTCCCGCCATGCCGCAACTGCCGCCGCCCGCCGGCGCACCGACTGCCCTCCCGCCTCCGGGCGGAACCGTCGTCGACACGTCCACTCCGAACATCCTGACCATGCTGTCCGCGATGACCCGTAGCGGACGGGGGCACTTCTAATGGCCGCCGTTGGTAGCGCCGAGTGGGTCGCGCAACAGACCTACAACCCGCGCACGGCAGCGGACAACGCCGCTTGGCAGGCCGATCCACGGTCGAACCCGAACAACACGATGGGCGTGTACTACGACCCAAGCAACGCGAAGGGCGACGTCAGCGGGTACTACTACGACTTCAACAACCCCGCGCTCCGGGTGAACCAGGGCGGCCAGGCGTCCTCGATGGGCGCGGCTGGCATCACGCCGGGCAGCTCGGGTGACCCGACGTGGAACCCCGCCGCCTACGCGACCCAGTCGTATGGGGGACAGGGCCAGGGGGGGCTTGTCCCGCTAGCGAACCAGCTCACGAACGCGAATGCATCCCAGGGGTCTGCCACGCCAGCAGGCTATTCAGGCGGCCTTGGCTCTGGGTCGATTGGCGGTCAACACGGCCCATCGCAGGCTAGCGGAGGAGACCCGTGGCAGACCGCCAATGCGTCATATGGTAACGCCACTCCCGCTGGCTACTCAGGGGGTGTCGGGTCGGGCTCTCAGGGAGCGAGCGGATCGGTTCTGAACGGATGGGGAGGCAGCCAGTCCGGCGCTCCACAGACCGCGAACGCCTCTTACGGATCGGCGACTCCCGCTGGATATTCCGGTGGGCTCAGCACGGACGGACAAGCTGGGGCGGCGGCCGGCAAGGCTTACCAGTCGTCGTCGATGTTCGGGGGGGGGCAGCAGGCGGGCGGATCGTACGGCGGCGGTGGCAGCCAGGGCGGTCAGATTCCCGGCTACGGCGGCGCGCAGCAGGCGTACGGCGGCGGCGGCGCATCGAATCCCTACGGCGCTGCCCCCCCGCCTGCCTATGCGCCCACGGCCAGCAGCTACAGCCCGACGGCGCCCGGCAATCCCGGCCAGCTGCAAAACAACACCTGGTGGGGAGACCCCGCGCAGGCGTCGCTCGAGAACGCCTTCGGGCAGTACGGGCAGAACTTCCTGAACCCGACGAACACGCAGCAGCTCAACGCCTCGAATCCGTTCGCGCAGCCGCTCCAGGGCGAGGCGCTCGGACGGAACGCCGGGGCGATGTACGGCAACACGACGAACAGCCAGAACGCGCTCGGGGCGCTGACCAGCCAACTTGGGCAGCCATCGGAGCTTGCCCAGAACTCGGGGGGCATCGCCGGGAAGATCGGCCAGGCCGACAACTCGCAGGGCTACCTCCAGCAGATTGGCCAGCAACTCGGCGGCCCGGGCGCGCTCGAGCAGTTCGCGGCGTCCTCGCTGACCGGCGACAACCCCTACTATGCCCGCCTGGCGAAGCAGGGCCGCGACGCCATCAACCAGGAAGCCATCGCGCGCGGCGCGTACGGCGCTGACGGCACCCTGGCGGCTCTGGGCAACTACCAGAGCGGCATGGACGCGCAGAACTACCAGGCGCAGGCCCAACTCCAGCAGGCGGCGCAGGCGGCCCAACAGGCGCGCTTGGGGCTCGGCGGGTCGCTGTCGCAGGCGGCGGACTCCTCCGCGCTCAACCAGGGCAACGCGCTCTCGTCGCTCTACCAGAACATGTTCGGTGACCGCATGCAGGCGGCGGGGCTCGGCATCCAGGGCAATTCGGCGGCCGATCAGTCGCAGATTGCCCGGCTCGCCGGCCTGACGAACATGGTCAACAACGGCGACCAGACGACCCTCGCGCGGCTGTCCGGGCAAGCGGGGCTCGCGAACCAGGCGGACACGCAGGGTCTGAACTCGCTCAACAGCTACTTCAACCAGGCGGGTAACGCGCAGCAGGCGGGCGGCCAGCGCATCAACTCGCAGTTGGATCGGGCGCTCCAGGAGGCCATGGCGCAGGCGGGGCTCTACGGAGGCTTCTACGGCCAGGGAGGCTCTCAGTCCGTCGACGCCGGTACTGCGGGCGCGAACGCAGGCGCGAACGCTGCCCAGCTGACAGGGCAAGGCCAAAACTCTGGCGTCAACAACCTGATCAACATCTTCAGCGCGCTCATGGGCGGCGGGAGCAAGAAGTAAATGGCCGCCTACCAGCCGATCCAGATGCCGGGCGGGTCCGGTGACTTCGGGGATGCGTTCGATCGCATCTTTAGAGCGCGCGAGGCGTCGCGGCAGGCCGACCAGCAGCGCGCCGAATTGCTCCTGAAGCAGCAGGCGCAGCAGCAGCAAGGGCAACTTCAGCAGGCCCAGATCCAGAATTACCAGTCGGAGGCGGCCCAGCGGGCGACCGAGGAGACGGCACGCCAGCAGCAGCGCGACTTGACCGCGCGCCAGGCCATCATGAAGGCGCTCGACGCTGGACAGCACGACCTCGCCAAGCAAATCGCCGTGGCCAGCGGCGTGACCATCGCCCATCAAGCGCCGTCCGTGACGCAGATGCCGGGCAACACGACCATGGCGCCGCTGGGCGTTGACCTGACCGCGCCGCCCGCCGAAGGCGAGACGACCGACGCCGTGTTCAAGCGCAACGCGGACGCCATCGCGTCGAACGCCCCGCAAGCGCCCAAGCCGCCGACCGGGTGGACCATCAACGGGACGCCTTACGACCCGGCCGCGACCGAGGCGGCGGCGGATGCCGAGCGTGCCAAGGAAGCGAAGCGCGTGGGCAGCGCGTACGAGGCGCTCAACTTCGGCCCCCAGGCGTCCGCGCTGGTGCTGGGCAACACGGGGAAGCCCCCTGAAGTGGATCAGGCGTTCATCGCGACGAAGAAGGCCGAGGAAGCGGCAGCGCAGCGGCAAATGCTGCTCGACCAACGGCTCGAAGCGACCCGCGCGCAGCACGAGCGCGAGAATATGACCGTTGCGGAGCGGCTCTCAGAAAACGCCAAGAATCGCGCTGCAAAGATCGAGGCCGCCAAGCAGGGCGGCGGCGGCGCACGAACTGACCAGTCGAATCTCGCTGGCTACAAGTACGTCGACCAGGTCACCAAGGAAGGTGCGAAGGAACTTGGGCTTCCCAAGCTGAATGAGTCGCTGTCGACCATCGACCTAGCGCTGAAGGAGCTTCAGAAGCCGTCTGGCGCTGCCCAGATTGGCGGCAGGATGGCGCTCGAGCGTGCGCTCCGTGGCGGCCCGCCGACCCAGTACATGGACCAGATGGAGCAGAACCACCTCGGTGGCGCATGGGCGCGCCTGGAAGGTGCGATTCAGACCGCCATCGACGGCGGAATGGCCCCGGGACAAATCGAGGCGATTGTCCACGAAGGCAACGCGGCAAAGGAGGCCATGAGCGCAGCCCGCGACCGCCGACTGGCCGCGATCAAGGGCCGACTCGAGCGTGACCCGGCCCTTCAGAACATGCGCGGCTCGGTAAACGAGCGATACCGGCAGATTGCCGAGGGCATGGGCGCGCCCGCCGAGGACATCTTTCCCGGCGAAGCGAACGCCCTGCCCCCCGTCGGGGCTGGCGCCGTGGCGAACAAGCCCAAGCCGACGGTGCGCGAGCGGCTGACGAGCGGGACAAAGTCATCCCAGGCCAACGAGGAGCGCAAGAAGCGACTCATCGAGGAAGCGCGGAGGTTGGTCGGTGAGTAACCCGCTCATCATCGCAGCGGGCGCCGTCCCGCCTGACATTCGCCGTCCGCCGCGCGGCCTCGAAGACGTCATCAGCGACATGGTCGACGCTGGCATGTCCGACGAGGAAATTCGCGGCGCCATCGGGAAGCGCCCCGCCGCCAAGCCGGCGTACAGCCCGACCCAATACGGAGCACCCGAGAACAAGGCAGGCCCGTACACTCCCGAGCGCCAGGCGGCGGATACGCGCGATCGCGCCGAGGCGAACGCCCTGTTGCTGGGGAGCGCCGACGAGCGCGACCTGGTGGACGGCGGAACGTCTGACCAGATCGCATACATGCGGCAGCATCCGGGGCACAAGGCAGCCGCCGATGCCGAGGGCGCTGCAAAGGGATTCTCGCAGTTCGCGGTGGGACAGGCGCTCGGCCCGCTGGTGACTGGCGGCCTGATGAAGCTCGGCGTGTCGCCAGGCGTGGCCAACATCGGCGGCGGTGCGATGACGGGCGCGGTGCCCTCGGCAATGGCAGGAAACTCGGGCGGCGAAATCGTCAAGGACGCTGCGTTCGGAGCCGCCATCCCGGCGCTTGGCGCTGGTCTGACCGGACTCGGACGGGGAATTCTCGCGAGCAAGGGCGGCCAGGCTCGGCAACTCATCGAAGCGCGCGGTGGAAATGTCGGCATCGGCGACAGCGGTTCCGGGCTGCCCGAGTTTGAGGGGCGCGGGAAGATCACGGACGCCGACATCAGCGAGTCAGCGCGAACGGCAGGCCAGAAGCTCTTGGCCGCGAACGACGCGCGATTCGATGCCGAGGGGCGGCGCCCGTACCGCGCGGCGAAGGCCGAAATTGACCGAGGGCAAGGGCGGAACCTCGTCGACGTGATTCCTCTGCGTCGCGAGCTGCTAAGCGTCGCCAACGACCCGTCAACCCTGCCAGGGACCCGCTCCGCGTTGCTTGGCCAGGTCAAGGAAATGGACGCGCAGTTCCCGCTCGACAACGGACGGCAGTACGCGCCCGAGTCGTGGGTCAACGGCAAGACGTCCATGTTGATGGACATGGCTAACGTCGGGAAGGCGCGATTCGGAGACATGACCCCGCGCGATGCCAAGGTCGCGAGCGTCGCGTCTGTTGGGCAGAAGATGCGCGAAGCCGGCCCGTACGCCGATGCCAACCGTCGCTACGCTGCCGCAAAGACCGAATCTGGCGACTTCCGCGAGGCCCTCGGGCTGAATCGATCGCCGGCAGCCAACGAAGCCGTCGACGAGCGCAAGGCAGCGAACATGCTCAGTCGCCGCGGGGACTCCACGCGGACAGCCGGCATCCAGCGCAAGGAAGCTCAGCGCCTCGAGGAGATGCTTGCGTCGGACCCCGCGCTGGCACGGATCGCCGACTCGCCAGAGCTCCTGCGCGCCAAGGCCGACCTCCAGTTTCACGTGGGCACGCCCGCGCACGGCGGCTTGCTCGATCGCGTCGGCGTCCCGGCAGGTGCCGTCATCGGCGACCTTCTCGGCGCAGCGGCGGGCGGCGGCCACGGCGGCCTCAAGGGCGCGGCCATGGGTATCGCGAGTGCGCTTGCCGCGCAGAACGCAGCGCCTATCGCGGGGCGCTTGCTCTACAACCCGGCCCGCGCGGCGGTGCCGGTCGGCCAGGAACTCACGAACTTCTCGGCCAAGTGGAACCCGGTCATTCAGGCCTATTTTCAGGCCGCACAGCGCGACGAAGAACTCAACCGTAGCCGCGCGGCGGCACTCAACGCTCAGTAAAGGAACCACATGTCAGCAGTCACCGAACGCGGATACGAACTCCTCAAGAAACTCACCCTGGCTGGCGCCCCGGGCAGCGGAGCGACGATCACGCTGTGGGACAGCTCGTCCAACAACGGATTCATCGAGCGCGGCCGGCATTACAAGATGATCATCGTCAACATCATCACGTCCGCCGACAGCGCCGCCAACGGACTCACCTTCGAGGAATCGAACGACGGCGGCGTGACCTGGGACGTGGTTGGCACGGGCGATAGCATCACCACGGCGGGCGGCTACACCAAGACCTACAAGAAGGTCTCCGCGCCCGAGGTCCGCGTGCGCTACCACAACAGCGCGAACGTGCTGACCACCTGGCGCGGCTCAGTCATGGGCGACGTCATGGAGAGAGGGAACGGATAATGGGCGTCGTTCAGGGCGACCACGGCATCGGCATGATGATCCAAGCGGCGGTCGCGGCCAGCGACGGCGGCGGACACTCGCACATCGTTCCTGGCGTAGCCATTGGAGACAGGGTCCGCCTGGCGCGAGACATCACCGACGGCCACGACGTCTCCATGTACTTCGAGCGCACCGTCTCGTCGCACGGGCACGTCGTTCAGACCAGGGGCGGAATCGGCGGGCACGACATTTCCATCTTGCTGGTGAGACCGACGTAACATGGGCGTAATCCAGGGAGACGTTGGCGGCGGAGGTGGCACGGACGCCACCATCACGTTCAGCGACATCACAACCAACGATGTCTCGACGTCGAAGCACGGCTTCATGCCGAAGCTTCCTGGCACCGCGACCAAGTTCTGGCGCGACGACGGCACCTATCAGACCATCGCAGGGGGCGGGGATGCGCTCGTCGCGAATCCCCTGTCGCAGTTCGCGGCCACTACGTCCTTGCAACTGAAGGGCGTAATCAGCGACGAGACCGGGTCCGGATCCCTGGTGTTCGCGACCTCGCCAACGCTCGTAACGCCCACGCTCGGCGTTGCCTCGGCTACGACCATCAACAAGGTCACGGTCACCGCCCCGGCGACCGGATCCACGCTCACCATCACCGACGGGAAAACCCTCACGGTCTCGAACGACGCGACCGTCTCGGGAACTAACACGGGCGACGTCGCCAACACCGCCGTGACCACCGGCAAGCTGTCCCAGTTCGCCGCGACGACCAGCGCCGAACTCGCGGGGGTCATCTCCGACGAAACGGGCAGTGGCGCGCTGGTGTTCGGGACGAGTCCAACGCTGACCACGCCGACCCTTGGCGTCGCCACGGTAACGACCGTCAACAAGGTGACCATCACGGCGCCCGCGTCGGGGTCAACGCTCGTCATCGCCGACGGTGCCACGCTGACTGCGTCGGCGACCGCGACCGTGAGCGGGACCAACACGGGCGATCAGACCATCAGCGACGCGACTATCTCCACGTCGGACATCACCACCAACAACTTCAGCACGACCAAGCACGGCTTCGTTCCCAAGGGCACGAACGTCGGCAGCTTCCTGAAGGACGACGGTACTTGGGCGGCCATTCCTGGTGGCGGCGACGCCCTGACGAGCAATCCGCTCAGCCAGTTCGCGGCTACGACGTCGCTCCAACTCAAGAACACCATCAGCGACGAGACGGGCAGCGGGTCTCTCGTCTTCGCGACTTCGCCGGCCCTGGTGACCCCGGATATCGGCGCAGCGACTGCGACCACGGTCAACAAGATTACGATCACGTCCCCGGCCACGGGCGCGACCCTGACTATCAGCGATGGGAAGACGCTCACCGTCAGCAACAACGCCACGGTCAGCGGGACTAACACCGGCGACCAAACAATCACGGGCCGCCTCATCGGCGTCCAAGTGCTTACGACCGGCAGCGCGGCGACGTACACTCCAACGGCAGGGACCGCATCGGCCGTCGTCGAAGGATGGGCCGAGGGCGGCGGCGGAGGCGGATGCGCGGCGACGTCGGCGTCTCAGGCATCCATCGCGTGCGGCGGCGGCGAGGGCGGCTACTTCTGCCACCGCTACTCGTCAATCACGACCGGAACCTACACCGTAAGCAACGTCGGCGGGGCGAAGGGCGCCAACACCGGGGCGGCGGCTGGCGACGGCGCTGACACCACGTTCACCGATGGGTCCACGCTCCTGACGGCCAAGGGTGGCAAGGGCGCGCAGGCGGGTGTTGCTTCTGGGACCGCGACGACCGTCCTCGCGGGCGCGGCAGGGGGCGCCATCTCCACCAACGGCAACATTCGCAACCTCGGTGGCGTTGGCGGCGGTATGGCCATCCGTACCGGAACAGGCGGCGCGAACAGCTCCATCTCGGGATACGGCGGCGGTCCGAACGGCGGGGACGCGCGCGGCACCAGCGGCGCGGGACAGGACGCTAAGGGTCCGGCCGGCGGCGGAAGCGGCGGCCTCGGGCTTTCATCGGGCGCGGCTGTCACGGGCGGGCAGGGCGGACCTGGTCTCATTGTCGTCTGGGAGTACAGCTCGTAATGTCCACCGTCCAGGGGGACGTTGGCGGCGGGGCAGTCCTGGTTCTGTCGGGCGGCGCCATGACCGGCCCGATCGCAATGGGCAACAACAACGTGACCGGGGTCAAGCAGGTCACGTTCAACAGCGTTCCGACCGCCGCCAAGAGCGGCGCCAGCCCTGCGCTCGTCGACTGGACGGCGGGCAGCTTTCAAGAAATCGTCATCGGCAACATCACAGGAACACCGACGTTCACGGCGCCCACGGGACCGTCGCGGCTCACGTTACGCGTGAAGCAGGACGCCACCGGCTCGCGCACAATCGCCGCATGGCCGTCGGGCGTTCGCTGGCCAGGCGCGACCGCCCCGACGCTCAGCACCGCAGCCAACGCCATCGACTACGTGACGTTCTTGTACGACGGGACAAATTACGACGGCTACGCAGCAGCCGGCAGCGGAGGTGCTTGGGCATGAGCCTCACCGTGCTTCTCAACACCGAGGTCACCAACGTCGTCGAGTTGGCGTCGGGCGCCATTTTCTGTTTCGACGGGAACAAGGCGCTTCAGATGAGCACCAACGACGGGGCGTCCTTCTCGGCCGTCCCTGGCTCATCGGGCATCACTTGCCGCACGGATTCGCTGGTTGCTAACAGCCTCGGGGAAGTCGTCTTCGGCTCCATCGCGACGCCGCCCAAAATCTACTACGCGACGACCAGCGGCACGACGCAGGCGACGGGCACGCTGACCAACGCCGCGACGGGTATCAACCGCATCTCGGCGGACGTGAGCGGGTCGATGTGGGCTGTCACTGACTTCGACGGGAACATCTACCACTCGACGGACCACGGGCATTCGTGGACGTCCAAGGCCGTCTCGTACCCGGGCGGTTCGATCGGCCACGTCTACGCCATCTGCGAGACGACGTACGGGTTGGCGGTGGCGGGTGAAATCGGCGACGCGAACATCTCGAGCGACGGCGGCACGACGTTCGTCAGCTGGGGGCTCACGCATCCGTCGCCGGCTGGCAATAGCGACTACCACGGCAACCTGTGGAACATCCAGCAGAGCCCGATTACCGGCTCGCTATTCGCGACGATCGGAGACCCGTTTCCCCCGAACCCGAGCGCCGGGACGTGCCAGGTCCACCGCAACGCGGACGGCGTGGGCGTCTGGCACCACGTCAACGGCATGGACAACTCCGGTAGCAACAACATCTCGGGGTTCGCGTTCAAGGGCGACGGGACGATTTACATGTCGTCCATCTACTCGGTCGGACCGACGGGCAAGGTGTACCAGTCCACCGACGACGGCGCGAACTGGACGGAAATCAGCGCGACTCTCGGGCGCAGCTTCGTCGGCACCGCACGGATCCATCTCGCTCCGTCGGGACGTCTCTACATCAGCGACCACGTCGGGCTGTACCGATACACGTTCGGTGCCGGCTCGTCGGCATCAAACCCCATGTTCTTCGGAGGAGGTGTCTAATGAACGCCGCTGACATCGAGGGATTCGCGCTCAAGCTTGCTGACGGGGCGACCGTGCTCTTCCCTGAGGTAGCGCCGTTCGTCGCGGTGCTGGAGATGCTGCTCGACGTGGCGAACGAGTACGGGATTGTCCCGCACGAGTTGCCCACGGAACAGGCGCAGGCCATCGCGGCTGGAATGGCGGCGGCGCGGGCGAGCGCGGTCACGTCGTACCGGGAGCGCCACAAATGATCACCCCGCCAGCGCTTCGAGCGGTCAGCCATTCGGAAGTCCCCGTCCCGCACGTCGATCTGAAGCCGGGCATGACGTGGTGGCAGCAGTTGCTTTTCCTGCTCGTCTCAGCGGCTATCGCGGGCGGTAGCAGCTGGGCGGGCTCGCACTGGGGCGGCGTGACACACGACCAGCTGACCGACGAACTGGCGAAGCAGGAAAAGAAGCTGGGCGCCCGCATCGACTCCGTGGGCGCGCAGCTCGCCAAGGACTCAGACGACATGCGGAAGTACGTCGACGAGAAGACGGCGCCGAAGGTCGTCAAGAAGCTGAAGAAACCCAAGCCAACCGAGGAGTGACTTGAAAAATGGCGCAAACAACAGCGGAAGGTCGTGGCTCGGTGGCGTGGAGGAGAGTGAAGCAGCTGGTGAAGCGGCGCGCGCAGCGTTCTACGATACCCTCGGTCGTACGTGCGACGCATCCCGAACCCTTCTTGACGAGTTCGGCGAGACTCTCCGCAGGTCGCGAGGAGTTGCGCCAATTGACCGCCGCCCTACGGACCGCGAGGTCGCGCTGCAACTTCGGCTGATGGTCGCAACGTTCGCCGAGGTGGCCGACGCCTTCGACCCTCCAGCGCCGCGTGACCCCGACGAAATCACGACCACCACGAAGCGGATCAAGCGGCGCGGCGACTCGCAGCCTGGACAAAAATGACCGACATCACCATAGACGCCCCCTTCGACGAGGAAGTGACCAAGCGGCAGCGCGTGTGCCCGGACTGCGCGAACCCCGACGCCATCGTCCTGGAGAACGACGTCCAGCCGCCCGACAAGCCCGTCGAAGCGTGGGCGATGGTCCTGTGTTGCGGCACCGAGGACCCGACGCGCTGGCGCTGGTGCCGCAAGCTTGGCGAGGTCGCGTTGCCGTCGCAGGGGCTACGCGTGTCGTACGACAGGCGGCACGATGCGATGCTCGTCACGAACGACAGGAGACGACGATGAGCCGGCTCGCTCAGAAGGCCCTGGAACTGGCCGCCACGCAAATCGGCGTGCGCGAGCACGGGCGGAACCGCGGGCCGGAAATCGACGGCTACTGCCGGGAAATCGGCCACGACCCGACGAAGGCGGACCCGTGGTGCGCGACGTTCGTGTCGGCCATGGTCAAACGAGCGGCCGATGTGCTCGGCGTTCCCGTTCCGATCCACCTGACGGCTGGGTGCTGGACGCTTGACGAGAAGGCGCCGCCCTACATGCGGTCGAGCCAGCCCGCGCCGGGGGCCATCTTCCTGCTCAACGGCCACAAGCACACCGGGTTCATCGAGACGACCACGGCGGACGGGGTGATCGTGACCATCGAAGGGAACACGAACCCGGGCGGCTCCGTCGAAGGCGACGGCGTCTACCGACGCACGCGCAAGCGGAGCGAGCTGCTCTGCTTTATCGACTTGTCCGCTGAGCCAGTCCGCGCCCTGACGATGTCATGAATCGCCGCCAGCGACTCAACGTCTGACACTGGCATCTTGTACGCCTTCGCGATGACATCGAAGTCCATGCCCATTCGCACGCAGGCGATGACGGCGTCGCGGATGGTCATCGGAAGCATCCGAGCGAGCGATAGAACGCCTTCGTCTCGTCGTCCCATGCGATGACCGCCTGCATTTCGTGGTTCGCCACCCATTCCGTGCCGCACCTGACGCAATGGAACACCTCGGCGCGCTCGCTCGCCCAGAACGAATGTAGCCACTTGTGCCACGGCAAGTTCATACACAGCCAGCGCTTCACGGCGCCCCTCGCCGCTTGCCTCGCGCGCACGGCCGACAGTACAGCCTTCCATCCGCGTCCGCGTAGTCAGCTGGCGTGGCTCCGCAAATACAGCATGCTGGTTCGAAGTTTCGTTCGCACCAGTGAACCGTGTTCCTGTAGCAAACACACGGAAATTCTGCGGTCGTTTCGTCTATCGTCAGTCCGTCCCAGTCCGGGCAGTAATGGGCGAACTCTCCGTCTAGAATCCTTCCTCTTTCCTTCAGGCAATCTTCATCGAATTCTGTCGTCTTATGTTTTCTTGTCATCTCTGAATGTCCCAGATGATCGCGCCACATCGCTCGCAGAGCACGCGCGTGTAGTCCCGATACGGCGGCACCAGAAGCCGGTCGTGCATGACTTCGAACCATACGCGATGGCCGAACAGCCGGCACAGAAACCGCTTCATCACGCCCCTCGCCGCTTCAGCCGTCTCGCCAGCGGGGACAGGTCGGCGGGCTTGAAGTCGAGCGCCACGACCACGGTCAGTCCTAGCGCCACCCGCACGTCATCCTCGGTCATGCACAGGTGCCAGTGGAGCGGGTATGCAGCCTGCATCGCCTTCTCGTTGTCGGTGAGCTGGCGCTCAGACGGCGGCTTGTCGGGGTCCTTGAATTCGAGGAACGCCGGTTCGCCCGTCTTGATATTCCTCGCGAGGTAATCGCATCCGATGGCCCCGAAGATGTGCGTGTCGATGGCGCCCGGGTCGATTTGGCGGGCGACCTTGCCGAGCTTCTTGTGAACCGAATCCGTGCGGCGGCGCTGGTATCCCATCAGCCGACCTCGGGCGCGGGGGCGCGATGCTTGGCCAAGTCTTCCTGCCACTCGTGCAAGCCGTCGGGCTCCTCCTGAACCTCGGCGAGCATGTCGGCGGCGCGAGACAGCAGCGCCAGGCAGCCGGGGCAGTCAATCGCTTCCGCCGCCGCCAGCTTCCCCCGTAGTTCGGCGACCAGTTCTTCGGCGTCCTGCGCCCGCACGGTCACCTTCGCAAGCGCGTCGGCGGTCTCTTCGCGCAGTCGCCCTTCCTCCTGCGCCCGCCGTACCAGGTCAGCCGAGGACGCTTCGAGGCCAGCGATTCGGGCGTCGCGGTTGTCCAATTGCTTTTCCATCGCCACCAGCACCTTCGCCCTGACCTCCAGGAACCGCACAAGTTCGTCGATTCGAATGTCGCGGGCATCCCGCTCATTCCCCGCACTGACGACCTCCCGTTGCAGCCGGTCGTTGTCGGCCCGCGCCTCGGACAGCAGGCGTTCGTGCGCCTTGGCGCTGTCCTGGATTTGCTGCTCCCAGCGTATCGTCTGGGCGCGGAGCTCGGCGTTGGCGGCTTCGAGGATGTCCACGGCGTGCTCGTGATCAATGAACCGCGCCAGCGTTCCAAGCTCACCGCCGACACCGGGGGACTTCAACAGCAAGGCGCGCAACTCCATGCGGTCGGCCCGCATTCGCTCGCCCAGCCCACGCGACGCGTCTGAATTTCTCGAATTCGACACGCCGGTCGAGGGATTTTCGCTTCCTGACGACACAGAAGTCGCTGCGACTACAACTTGCACCCCCGGCTGCGGGTTGGCGGGCGCGACGGGGGGCTTGCTGGTCGTCGTCTCGTAGCTGCGCGGTCCTTCGCGGTGAAGCTCGGTCCGTGTCGTTCCGACGTGCGACAGCGCCTCGGTCGCCCCGGCGAGCGCTTTGTCGAACGGACTTGCAGCGACCGGCGCGGGAGGGTCGGCGATGGGGCCGAAGTTGCCGTCCATGATGTCGACCTCGATTTGACTTGGCGGCGCGGCTGGCTGCTCGGCCCCGGCCTTGGCCTTCGCGTGGTCGGCGGGATACTCAGACTCGTCATCGTCGACGGTAATGGGCGGTCGGTCGACTCGCGGCAACAGCGGGACGCACTTCCCAGGTCCATGCTCTCGCCCGACCGGCGCGACCTCGGGTTGACTGCGGCGGGCGGCAAGGATGTCCTCCAGGGCGCTACGCATGCTGATCTTCTTCGCCTCTACGATGCCGGCCCGGTAGAACGCCTCCTCGATTTCCCGAATCGTCCACGTCTCGCTGCTCATCGTCGTCCCTTTCGTGCTCTCGCGGCGATCGACTTCTCAAGAGAGAGCCGGTTCTGCTCCGGTGTGGCGCACCGCCAGCAAACGCACCGGTCGGGGTGTCCGATTACGCCGGCACCCTTCGCGGCCTCTGGCTGACTGCGGCGTCGTCCCTTCGCAGGCGCTCTCGTAGCCTTCTTGATCGCGGCAATCACCGACTCGCGGTACAGCCACACGCTCCGGGCGTCGACGTACAGGGCGAGAAGGGCGCGGCGGATGCGGAGGCGTTCTTCGGCCTTGGCGGCGGTTTGCTGGGCGGTCATGGCTTGCGCGACTCCAGCGCCACCGCGATCCGTTCGAGCAGGGCGGTCTGGGCTCGCGCGCAGACCAGGATGGCGTCGCGCTGCGCATTCGCGCGTTCGATGTCCTGAAGACGCGCCGCCCGCTCCATCTCGCGCCCAACCAGATCAACGTCTGGCAGCGGAGTCGCTAGCCTTTCGAGGGCCGCCGCGATTCTCTTCAGCGAACTCACTTCACACCTCGCATCCCCGCCTCGAAGCGCGTCTCGTCCAGCCGCACGTCCGCCCTTCGACCCGACTCGACGAGGCGGCTCAGCTTCTCGCCCTGGCTCTCCGTCGGCGGCAGGTAGATGGACCGCACGCCGCGCACGTTGATGGCGCGGGCAGGAGGGAGCTCGCGGGCCAGATTGGTCAGAAGGTTGCCGCGTGGGCCGCAGCCCATCTCATGGTGAAGCGACTGGGCGATGCCAGCCACAAACACGCCGTCGACCATCTCCCGCGGCGCCCGCCACTCGCGCTTCGCCTTCTCGGCCGGCGCGGGGCCAAGCGCGGGCTTCGGCTCGGCGGGCTTGGCACGGGCGGCGTCAGCGGGGAACAGGACGACGGCGTTCATTGCCGTCCCGTCCCAGTACAACTCGTAATTTCCGGTTCCGTATCCGCCCAGGGGCCTGGTCATGACTCCTTTTTCGGTGAGTCGAATGACCTCGCACACGCCGCGGGTTCGTTCACCCAGGAACCAGGCGACCACATCTCCGACGTTCGCCGACTCGATGCCAGCGCCCGGAATCGGCCCCCTCGGAACGAGCGCCTCCCACGCCGCGCGGTCATCGTCGGCAGGGCGGACGGGCTTCGCAGGCGCGGACGGGGCGAACACCCCCATCGACGGCGCGCAGGCTTCGCAGGCACGGTCGTGCTTCCGCATGAACGTCACCATCGTCGCCCCACAGCGGTCGCACGGGTATATCGATGCCCCCTTGATCCAGCCCTCCGCCAACACACGCTCCCGCTTCTCGGCGGTGGCGTCGACGAACCAGCCAGCCAGTTCGTATTGCTCCTGCGACATCCCCGTCAATACAGGGCTGAATGCGATGCGAACTCCATCGCGATTGATCAACGCCTGTCCGTACTCCCACTTCGTCGTGCTCATGCTCGCTCCTCTCCGCTCACTGTCCGTTGTTTCGATGCTTGGCCCGGCCTCACCCACGCCGGTATCAGCCGGGGCGGCGGGCATTCCGTTGCCGTCGGGCGACGCGCGCCCTTGTTCGTCGGCGCGACCGTCAGCGTCGGCGTCACATACCCGGGCGCTGCTTGCTCGCGCGCCACGCACAGGTCGCAGCGGCCCGAGAACCCGAGCGGCTCGTCCAGGCGAGTGGCCTTGACGGTCCGCGCGTCATCGGGGCACAGCCACATCGGCTGGGAATTCCCATTGGCGTGCGTGACCGCGTAGATGCGGACGTGGTTCACAACGGCGCCGCCTTGTCCTCGGCCAGCCGACTCACCACGTCCGCGACCGGCGTAGCGGGCGCGGCAATCTGCTTCGCGGGCGCCTTCCCGCCGATGGCGACGCGCTCCACGCCAGGGAACTCCCCGCGCAGCGGCTCGCCCATCGAGCCCTGTTCGCCCTTCGCCCGAAACGCCGCGTAGGTCGTCTCGAATTTCTTCCGCTCGAACGCCTCCAGCGCGTCGTCGTTGTGCCCGCAGAACACCAGCCAGCCGCCCATCGAGCGAATCACGGCGTTGACCAGCGGCCCGAAGTCCACGCCAGTTGTGTAGCTGTGGACGCGACGCGCCCAGCGCGCGGCGGTCCAGGCTTCCGCGATTTCGGCGGCGAGGACGAGCGGGCCGGCTTGCCCCGCGAAGGCCAGCAGCTCGGCGACGGACGGCATGAACTTGCACTCTCGGATCGCCCGCTTCGCGAGCGTCGCGATTGCCTCGGGCGGGAACTCCTCCAGGCCGATGGCGTACGCCTCCAGGGCGGTTTCCGTGAGGGGCTGGCGGAAGTACTCCGATAGCATCGTGACGGCGGTAGCGACGGCTTGCTTGTTGGTCATGGCGGGCTCTCTCCGTGTCGGGCTAGGAATCTGGCGGCGGCATCTCGGGTTGCAGTCGACGGCTGGCCTCGGGATGGGGGGCCGGTGGCCACTCGCGCCGGTTTCGACTCGGGGTCCTCCCAGCGCCGCTCGCGCAGGAATTTCTCGAAATTCGGGCAAAAACTGCCCTCGCTGTACGGGTGGTTTCGAAGCATCCCAGCGTCGAACCGGCGCATGATGGTCTCGCGCAGCGCGGCCTCGCCGCCGATGAACGCAGCGGCCTGGTAGTGCCATTCCTGAGCCGCCGCGTTCTTGCCGTTCTGGTTTGGATAGGCCGAGTAACAGTCCAGGAACGCCACCGTGGCCGCCCCTACGACGTGCGTCCGTGGCCGCTCTGGTACCACTGCCACAGGGATCGCGGGCGCGGGAAGTCTCTCTCTCCCTGGATCTGGATCCGGAATCAGATCCGGATCCGGATCTGCAGGGCTCGACAAAGCCTTTTCGCGGCTAGGCACAGCCAAGGTTTGCCTGGGGCTAGCCTCAGGCTGACCTTGGGCTGGAATTTCCGAGGCCGCCTCGCGCGGGTGCGGATTCTGGTGGCGCAGGAAGCTCCGAATCTGGATGAACCTGCGACCGTCAACCTCGTACCGAACGATGTGCTTGCGCTCTGCCAACTCGGCCAGGAGCGCGTTCATGTCGACGTCGTCGCCCGGCAGGATCGCGTGCTTCAGTGTGAACGGCGCGTCCCTGAGGCGGCCTTCTCGGTCGGCGTGGCACGGCAAGTAGGCCCAGACGAGCCGGGCGTACACCGACATGGTCGCCACGTCCTCGTCGACGGGGGCGCCGGGGTGGATAGAGCGGGTTCGTGCCACCTAGCCGCCCTTCCATCGCCACGTCTCGAACCCCGGCCCGTAGCCGTAGCAGCACAGCATCAGGTCCTTCGGGAACCCGATGTCGTGACCAACGAACTGAATGCGCGGATTGAGCCCGATGACCAGCGCGTGCGGGTAGATCCACTCCAGGGCGTAGTTGGCCGTCGTCAGCGGGATCAGCATGAAGATCTTGCGCTCGCCAGCCAGGGTGGTCTCCGCGCACTTCTTCGCCCACGGGCCGATCTTGGCGTAGGGCGGGTTGAGCCACAGGTTGCCGGCGAGACGCGCCCAATTAGCGGACAGGGAGTCGGAGGTGAGACAGGAGCCCGGACCGAAGTGATCCCATCCGCTGGTCGACACGACGCAGTTTTCTCTCGTCGCTGCAAGGTCGAACTCCATCTTCCCGAACCAGCGTTCGGCGGCGTCGAGGAACTCTCGCGGCGTCCCGACGGTCTGTTCCGACCGGCCGGGCTTCTGAATCGGCATGACGCTCACCGCGAAACCTCCCCCGCCCCATCGCATCCCGCCGAATCGTCCCGGTCCTCGAGCACGCCCGCCATGAGGGCGCACACGGCCACGATGAGCACGATCAGCCAAGCGGCGCGGCGTTCCTCGCGTCGGGTGGCGCGGACGTGGAGAAGCTCCGGGGGCGTCATTCGAACACCACGTAGGTGTCGCAGGTTCCATGTCGCCCGCAGGCGACGGTTCCGCCAACCTTCCATCCCCACGGCGCGGTCGATTCGAACGCAGTGCAAGAGTCGTAGTACCAGGGGCAGTGAACAGAAACCCCGACGCATCTGATGTCGGTGAATCCCCGCGCCCGCAGGGACTCTGCGCAGCGCCCCCGGTCAGCTACGAATGTGCATCCGGACCCGACCGACAGAGCGACTATCACCGCGCCGACGAACCTCACGCGGCCTCCTTGGCTTCCCGCGCCGCCTCAACAACCCGCCCAACCCGCAACCGCAGCAGCTCGTCAGCCGCCACCCGCCGCTCGAATCGCCGCTGGCCGCACACCAGCGTGGACGAGTCCTTGCCGAAGTACCGCGCGAGCACCGGGAACGACACGCCCGTGACCGCCCGCGCGACGTAGACGGCCTCCTGCCGCACAGTCGCGACCCAGGTGTACGGCTTGCCCGCGCGCAACTCGGACAGCGTGTGCCCGTGCCACTTGGCGACGCCCTCCAGCATCGCGAGCGCCTTCGGGTCCATGTCGCCGGCTTCCGCTGCGATGGCCCGCCGCTTCGTCGCGTCGAGCGCGTACTCCAGCGCCTTGGACATCGCCTGTTCGCTGCCCACGCGGGTGCGGAGCGTGTCGAAGATGGCCAGGCAACGGCGGGAGAGGGCGGGGGTCATGGGATTCTCCCAGCCGCGCGAAGGGTGTCGTCAAGCGCGATCCCAAGGCGAATGACATTGGCCGTGTCGTCGGCCGCCACGCAGTCAGAGAACGCCTTCGCTGCCTCGGCTACGGACCGCAGGGCGCGAAGTTCGTTGACTACCGCCGCCCCCGTCTTCGGTGACACGATGGCGATGAACCGAAGATCGTCTTCGCCGACCGGCGCGCTCACGACGCCCTCCGTGCCCGCGCCTTCAACGCGCACTCGGCGAGCAAGTACGCCGCTGGGCACAGCCAGAACAGCGGCAGGCGACGCGCCTTGACCTTCGCGCACCGAGAACACTCGCGCTCGTGCTCCGCGAGCAAGACAGCGGCGGGCGATGGCCGGGTCATCGGGCTGCCCCCGCGAGAGGGACGTGACGCCATCGCTTGCCGGAAGCCGCATAGCTGACCGCGCGGTCGGAGACGCCGAACCGGGCGGCCAGTGAACGGAAGGTCTCCGTCTGCGCGAGCGACCGAATCTCGCGCACGTCGGCCTCGGTCAGCTTGGCCGTCGCGATGCCCTCGCCGCGCGCCTGCCGTCCGCGCTCCTGCTTGTCGGCGTTGTTGTCGGCGATCGAACCAGGGATCAGGTGCAGGCCGTTTACACACGCCCGGTTGTCGCAGGTGTGACGCGAGACTTCGTCCGAGGTCAGCGCGCGGCCGAGTCGCAGTTCCAGCGAGAACCGAATCGCCTGGACGTTTTTCCCGTCGACAAACAGCAGCCCATAGCCGTCGCGGTCCATGGCGCCCGTCCACGGCCAACACTCGTCAGGACCGCCCTTGGCGACCTGTTCCCAGAAGCGATCGGCGGCCGGGACGAGACGACTGCGATTGACCCGGCTCAGCGGCCCCGGCGCGTCGGCCCACAGTAGGCCGGTGCAGATCTGCGAGATCAGGGACGTCGATACGACGAACTCGGCGGCCAGATCGCTGGCCCTTTCATTGGCGGCGCGCCGGGTCCTGATTTCGGCGACGCTCGCGACGTCGAGCTTTGAACGGTGACGCTCTGCCTGACCCGGTAACCCCGCCGTTGGCAATGGATTTTCAGTCCATTGCTCTACCGACTGAGCTACCTGGGCCTTTGTGGGCGCAGGCTTTAACATGGCAGCAGTTCCCCTTTCAACCTTTTGTTTCGCGCGTCGAGATGGCCCCGCTGCGACACCCACCGACTTCGATCTTGTCTAGGGATGTTCCACCAGCAGGGCGGAGCGGAGCCAACTCCATGCGCGAAATGTTGCTTGGTTGAAACATACCTAGACCAAGCCACCTTGAGCCAAAACGGACAGCAACGCAAGAAAAAAGTGAAGCCACCTCTTGCGTTCGCGGAAAAGGTGGCCAGTGCGAGCGGGACCTACGTGCCGGCGACCGACCGGTTGATCGCGTCGATGCCTCCGTCGAGCGTCCGCCCGGTGACGTGGCGGTAGTGCTTCTTGAGCATCTTGGGCGACTTCAGGCCCAGCCACGTTTGCTGGAACAGCTCGGTCGTGCCGCACTCCTCAAGGAACGTCTCGCAGCTGTGGCGCAGGCCGATGGGAGAGATGAGCGGAACCCCGGCGCGGTGACAGAGGGCGCGCAGAGGGCGGTTCGGGTGGCCCATGTTGCGCGCCGAGATGAGGTCTCGCGGGTGCGGCGAGGTCTCCGCCAGGCGCTTCGCAAGTAGAACTCCAAACGCCTCGGGCAGCGGCAAGACAGCCGGGTCGACGTTGCTCTTGGTGTTGCGGCGGGTCCACGTTTTCTTGACCAGGTCGACGTCGCACCAGCGGAAGCGGTTCAGGTCGCTGGTATGCATCCCCGTCCAGAAGCCAGCCGCGATCCAGATGCGAAAGTCGTCGTCATCGCAAGCGAGGTTGGCCGCCTCCCACTGCGTGCGTGTCCAGAAGGCATCCTTGGGCCGGCTGTCCGTCTTGATGACGACCCACGGCGGCACGCGCGAGATCCATCCTTGCCGCTCCGCCTCTGCCAGCGTCATATGCAGCGTGGAAAGACGCTTACGGATGGTCTCGCGCCCTACCCCGCGTTTCTGTTCGTCCAAGTAATAGCCACGGATGAGCGGGTATCCGATGGTCGACATTTCGATGTCCCCGAACCAGTCCAGCAAATATCTGGCGTGATTCGCAATGCATCACCCGAGTCCAGTGCTTACATTCCAGCGCGTTCCCCAGGAGCCAGTTCAGCCCGTATCGAAGTCCTCCGGTCGCTGCCACCCCAGGCAATTCCATCTGTAGCATCTGTCTCTCCCCTGCGCGATCCCGCGTTGTCCGTGTCGCGTCCGTCCCATAGGGCCGCCCTGTCGTTGCCGACAGAGCAGGCCGCGCAGGACGGTACCCGTTCGAAACGTTTCTAGAAAGACCCGTGTGTCAGTTTTGTTTCGTATTTCCGTCGGTGAGGTAACGTCGGGGGCTGTGCGTGGGGCGAGATAGCACGCGTCAAAAATACGACGCACGAAAGCGCGGCCGAGGGCGCCGCGCTTCGATGGGTCAGCTATGAATCCCGCAGGGTAGCAGCAAGCAGCACGGCCCCTTGCGCCCCGGGTACGCGCAGCGAATGCCAGATGCGACCTCGCGCAGGACGCGGGCGTGAACCTCGGCGCGCGTCTCGAGGCCGCGCTCTTCGGCGCGGTCCTCGCGTTCCTGGCGGGCGGCCTTCGCGCACGTCTTGCACCGACGGTACCGGCCGTAGTCCGTGAGCGGGTGACCCTTGAGGCAGAAGCCCGACTTCTTCCACGGCACGAAGTTCGTCTTCAGCCGGTGGCGCGCCTGGTAGATGCATGCCGCGACCGCGTTGCGCGTCCACTTCCCGCCGAGGCGCGCCGCTGCTTGAGCCGCCGTCAGCCCTTCGAATTCGATCAACTGCGCGACTTTGCGCTGGCGGGGCGTGAGGCGTGGCAGGTCTTCGAGGGTCACGCGCCTTCCATCTCCTCGAAGCTGTAGGCGCCCATCGTGGCGTCGGGGTACACCTGGCGCGCGAGCTTCGACGTTGCCCGCCAGACGCACATGTCCTCGGGGTTCTTGTCCCAGCCGCCGCCCGGCTTGAGCAAGCCCGCGCGCTTCGCCATCTCCAGCGTGTACGTGCGGCGCTCCTCCTTGGGCGCGCCCTTGCGCTTTGTGACGGCGGTGGCGGCCTCGGGCGAGACGTCTTCGAGGTAGAAATACTCGCAGTCAGGGTGACGCTTGGCCATCGCCACGAGCAACTGCGCGGGCAAGGTCAGCTTGCCTTGGATGTCCTGCATCAGTTCCATCGCCGCCGAGGGGGACAGGCCGAAGTCCTTCCCGCGTGCCATGACCATCAGCGCCTTGTCGACGGTGCCGAACTTCGTCGAGAAGCGACTTTCGATCGCGCGCTGGGCGAACCAGTAGAGCCCGCGCATGCCGGTCGGCTGGAGGTTCTCGTCGAACTGCGCGAGCGCCAGCGACTTCTCGTCGAGCTTCGCCGGCTGGGGCGCCATGACCATCTGACCGCCGCCCGCCCCGCCGTTGACGGCACCCGAAGGCACATTGACCGGCGGCGGGGCGGGTTTCGGTTGTTCCACCGGCTGACCCGTAGTCGTAGCTCCGGAGTCGGCGGGAGCAGCTTGCGGGCCTGGGCCCGGCGAAATCATGTTCTCGAACTCGGCGTCCTCTGGCTGGTCTTCGGTCAGCGGCATGGGCTTTCGCTCCTCGTAGATTTCATCGAACTTGATGGGAATGTCGTACTTGAGCGCGACCAGCTTCTTCGCCAGCATCACGTCGGCCTCGGCGCGCAACAGCTTGTCGTGAATCTTCTTCGGCGCCTTCCCGTCGGCGGTCCGCCAGTAGGGGTCGGTCGCCACCTTGACCAGGTTCTTGGCATCGGCGTACAGGTCCGTGACGTTGCCGTAGCGCTGGAGCAGCTCCGCGCCGAGCGTCGCGCCGATGCCGTCCACGCCCTTAACGTTGTCGGACTTGTCGCCCATGAGCGCCAGCAGGTCGCCGATCTGATGTGGCGCTACGCCGAACTTCTTAATGACGGCGTCGCGGTCCATCCGCTCCCACGTCCGCGTCGACAGCATCGTGACCATCTCGGCCGAGAGTTGGCACAGGTCTTTGTCGGGGCTCGCGATGGTGACGGGGTGGCTGGCCAGGACAGCGATGTCCGCCGCGCTGGCGATGACGTCGTCGGCCTCGTAGCCGTCGAACTGCCACACCAAGTAGCCGTCACGGCGCAGCCGATCCTTGAGCCTGTCGAACTCTTCGAAGAAGCTCGCCGGCTTCTGTTCGCGCGTCGACTTGTACTCGGGCGACAGTTCCTTGCGCCAGTTCGTGCGGCTGTCGCAGCAGATGGCAATCAGCGCGCCGGGAACGGCGTCGACGCAGCGGCGTACCGACGACAAGACGATGTCATGGACCTTCGACACCGGCTCCGACTCATGAACGACGTGATGGCTCGCGTGATACAAGGCCGACAGGTCGATCAGCAGGACGGGCGGTTTCTGTTCTTGCTGGCTCATGCTGCCCTCGCTGCGCTTCGGGCGATGCGCTGCCTGGCGATCTTGCACGCCCGACAGTGGCGCTGCCTCTTGGCCGCAACATAGTAGGTGTTGACCGCGTCGTACGGGTGCCCAGCCGGGCAATGTGTCTTCGCCGACTGGATCGCTGCGATTGCCTGCCCCACGTTGCCACGCCGCAGGTTCTCTCTTCTCGTGACTGGCTCTAGGTGCGACGGGTTCACGCAGGCGCGGTTGACGCAGCCGCGAGCGCGGACATGGTCGAGATCGAGCCCCGCTGGCACCTCGCCTACCATCAGGGAATAGGCGACGCGATGGGCAGGCCGAAGGGAACCGGACACCCAGAAGACGCCGTATCCGTTCGTCATCTTCCCTCCGTGCCACAGCCAGCATCCGCGCCCGCCAGCCGGGAATGACACCTTCGACCAAAACCTTTGCTCAAGCACGGTCATGCGTTCCCCCTTCGTTCGTTCTCCGTCGCTCGTTCCGCGTCCAGGAAGGCCCGCGCCGCATCGAAAGCGTTGTCGGCCTTGGCCACGCTGACCGCGTACCCGTGCAGAATCACCGCAACGCGCGCGCTGACCGATTCGTCGGGCTCGGCGGGGACGAGCGCAGTCAGACGCCGCTGCGGATTCGCCTGAGTTTGGGGCTGATCAGATTCGCAGCCGCCACGTCGAAGCGCACCCACGCGCGAAACGACGTCTTGATGGCGGTCTTGCGGTACAGCTTGCGGGCATGCTTCGTGGTCACGGTCATGTCGGTCTCCTTGGTTGGTTGTTGCGGGCTCGGCGGGGACGAGGGGCGCGAGGGTCATCACGCCACGTACCCGTCTGCGGGGCTCAGTTCCCGCAACGACTCGCTCCCGTCGTACTCCTGAATCTCGAAGCGTGTTCCCTTGTCGACCCACTCAACCACCAGTTGATTCACTCCACCGAGATACGCGTCGGGATACTTGCGCTCTGCCGCCGCCCAGGCGGTGCCGTCGTTGGCCAGCACCGCGCGCGCAATGTCAGCGTCGAAGATGGCGGATTCTCCGAGGTCCGTGTTCCATGTCGACCAGCCCGCGCCGAACCCGGGCGACACCAACACGGCGACCTTGCCGTCCTTGATCAGTCGCTCAACCTTGTCGCTCATCGGTCATCCCTCCAGTTCAAGTTCCGGCACAGCGCCGTAATCCATCGCAACTTCGCCCTCGTAACCGCCGAGCAGCGTCGGGCCGCACGACCAGTAGTCGGTCAGTGATTCCCGCACGTGCAGGCCGCGCCCGCCTTGTGGTCCTTCGCAATCTCCCGCGCGAACCGCTGGCGGTCGGTCTTCGTGTCGTGATGCCCGGGCGGCGCCGTCTTGATGCCGCTGGTCTTCTGAATCGCTCGCTTCTTGTTCGTGATCATGGTCGGTCCTTTCGTTTCGAGTGAGCCGCGCGCACAGCCGGTCGAAGTCGGCGAACTTCAGCGCCCGCGAGATGGGCGGTAGGTCGAACGCGGGGACGGGGATCATTTCGTCCTCGCGAGGAAGGCAGACACGCGGTGCTCGTAGCAGGGGCGCCCTGGCGTATCGCACGCCGCGATGCCCGCTCCGTAGCTGAAGCACCGGCTGCCCCGGTGCTCATCCTCCAGCAGCGCGCGGGCCTCGGCCAAATCGTCGGCGAGCGTTCGGATGGCAGCCGAGACGGACAGTTGATACGCCTTGTCCCCTTCATTCCGAGACATCGATACGAAGTAATCGACGTTGCTCCGCTCGCTCACTTGGTCACCATCCCCACCGCCGCCGCGAACGCGCGGGTGCCGGCTGTCTCCGTTGACAGGCGGTCGACGGCGGCTTCGAACCTCGAAAGCCAGTCGTCCATGTTGCGCTGATGCCGCTCCAGCGCGCCCTCGATGTTCATCGCGGCCTGGGTCATCTGGTCAGCCGCGCGGCTCATGGTGTTGGCGGCGCTACGGACGTCCTCGGCTCCCAGTAAGGTCACGTAATCAGCCACGGGACACCTCTGTCGGGACAGCGCGGGTGCCGGCTGTCTCGGGGTCGCGCAGCTCGACGGTCACGCGACCGACGCAGGTGCCGCGCCATCCGCCGTGAGGCCTAACATGCCCGCAGCGGGCGCAGCATGTGCCGACGTTGGCGAAGTTCTTCGGCTGAATCTCCTCGTGCGGCTCGCCGTGTCCCTCGCGGTTCGGTTGGCAGCTTGTCGCGCCGTGCTCGCACAGAGAACGCTTGTGGTTCGTCTTCATCATCGTTACCTCCACGCCTGAATTCGGGCCTGCTGTTCGCGGTCGTACTCTTCACGTTCACGCCCGCGCCATTCCTCGCCGTCCTCGCGAGCTGGCGGACGTCGGCACTGGTCGAGCGTGATTCCCTCGGCGGCGCACTCGGGACACACCTCGCGGGCGCAGCCGTCGATATCCCATTCGTCGGTCAGCCCGACCTTCCACCAGCGCTCTGAGCAAGATCCGCATTCGCGCATCGCATGGACGTGCTGGCAGTAGTCCGACCACTTCGGGCCGTTGAGGTAGCCCCAGTCGGCGTCGGGCGTACGGGGCTCGTAGTCGCAATGGGGGCACTTCATCGCCCGCTCCCGTCGTAGCCGCTGAGCATCGGGTGCGTCCCGTCGCGCAGCATGTCCGCCTCGTACTGGTCTTGCGCGGCAGCCAGGCACCACCGCTCGCACTCGGTCCGTGTCTCGCATGCGTCGCCGTGGTGGAACGGGTGGTCACAGGTGAATCCGCCGTCGGTCTCGTGAACTTCGTGACCGAAGGCTTCGAGGATGTCTGCAGTTCGTGCGTCCATGGCCACCCGTTCCTCTCGTGGGCTAAGCGATGCGCCAGAAGCGGACGCCCTTGAGTCCGCCTTCGATGGCCATGCGACCGGCCGCCTTTGCTCCGACGGACTTGGCTGCGCGCAGGACGGTGTTGCAGATCTTCTGCGACGCCCCGGGGATGAAGAACGAAGCCCCCACGGGCATCGTCTCGAACGGGAAACGCTCCCGGAGCAGAGACGAATTCCGGCCGCGCTGCGGCTCGGGCATCTGAACGTCGGTCTGGAAATTGGCAACCTTGATCGTGGTCATGGGACTCCTTTGTCGTGGGTCAATCGGTGTGTTCAATCTATTCAATCGATTCGAAACAGGCAAGCGAATTCAACTCACCGAGCGAAAATAAATTCGGCGAGGCTACTTCGCCCGGCGCTTGGCGGGCTTCTGCTCGGCCTGGTGCTCTGCGATCAAGGCGTCAAGCTTCTCTTGGATGCCCTCAGGAACGTGCTTGCGAGCGTTCCAGGTGCGCACGGTGTAGACGTTTTCCTTGAGCCTGCGCCCGACTTCGGCCAGCGAAACACCAAGGATTTTGGCCACCTTCGCGTATGGTCCATTGGATTCGAGGGGCACCCCGCGCGTCCGCTTTGGCGTGGCGGGTTCGACTGCGGCTGAATTCATAGAGTCGATTGTGCCAGACCGCGCGCGGACAGGCAACGAAGAAATCGATTCACGTGCAGCCGCCACCGCCCGCCAACCCGCAGCCTCCGCCTTCAGCCTGTCGCTCTCGCGCTCAAGCTCGTCAGCAAGCGCCAGCATCGCCTCGGGCGTCGTCGGAGGTCCGGTCACGCAACGTGTGTATCAGTGACGCGCGCGAGCGTCTACGATTTCGTGCGCGGGGAGCGAGGATGCGGGTATATTGGGCGGGATGAGCATAGCCGACGCGATCGAAGCAGAGGCCAATGAGTTCGCCGAGAGCTGCCCGGCCGGCAGTCTCGATCATGATGACTACGAGACCGGGAGGCTGCACGGGCTACGTCGCGCCGCCGAGATTGCACGCGAAGCCCTCAAGGCCGACGCGGAACGGCTGGCGGAACTGCGGGAGGAGTACGTTCGCCTCCAGCGCGCGACAGCCATCGACAGGGTGACAACAGCCGATGCGATTCAGCGCCGCGACAGCGTCCGTACCCTCATCGCCGTGTACGAGGAGTGCGCGGCGCGCGGGATTGCGTTCGGGGGTGGGCGGTGAACACGATTACGGTCGATGGGCAGATGTGCGAGGCAATTCGGATCGGCGTGGCCATTCAAGCGGAGTTGAGTCGGCTGCCCGTGATGTGGAGGCGCAAGCCCGACGGCGTGCCGATGACGTTCTCGTCCTACGTGCTGAACCAGGCTGGCGGGCTTGCGCGGCTTCTGACCGAATGGGAAGCCGTTGACCACGACACCTACCAGCCGGTCAACTGGACGGAGCTTCGCCCATGAACCTGACCCGCCGCTCGCTATTCGCCAGTGCCGTCGCGCTGCTGGCGTTGCCGCGTCGGGTTGCGGCTGAGAGGCTGTTGGGGCCGGTGGCAACCACGGTCAGCGTGAACCACCTACCGATTGTCACCACGCCATATCGGGTGACGATTCGCGGACAGGAGGAATTCGGGTCCAACATCTGGAATCAAACGCATAGCGGAACGCTTCGACTCGACTGGTCAGGCGACGGCGGCAAGACCTGGCAGCCCGTCACGCCATTCGAGTACCGCCCGTGACCTGCGACCGCCCCATACGCGACCGCAGCGGCGAGGAGCTGCCGGGGGTGAGGTGCAACCTGTGGAAGGGGCACTTGGGACGGTGCGTGCAGGGATTGATTGCGATCCACCCGCCGATGACATGGGTCCATTCCAGGGTCGACATACCGAGGGAGGCCGTGGACGCTACCGCGACGCCGAGTGAGCCTTCTGGACAGCCCGGACCCGTCGACCCCACCTGACGCCTCGAGCGTCGGCGTCGTGGACCTCGCGGATGATCCGCTCCGTGATGCGCTGGACGCAGCAGTCGTGACAGACAGCGCGCCCAATGGGCACAGCTTCGCCCAGGCTCAACGGACTCAGGTCGCCGGCCATCCCGCGTAGCTGGTCGCGGTCAGGCTCGCTTGCGGGGCGCTGGCAGAAGGCGCAGGGGGTCAGGGAATTGGGCACAGCGGGTTGACGGTGAAGTAGTCCTCGCGCCCGTGGACACCAGCGCCGACGATGCGCAAGAACTGGCGATTCACGTCACGCTTCACCGGGAGGCTTTCGTGGGGGGTCAAGATCCCAAGCTCGCATAGCTCGCCCGCCTTGAGCACAGTGACCGCGCTGTACGGATACAGGTCGGCGACGTGGCCGATATCCCCATCCTCGGACGTGTCCTCGTGCTCGGCATCCCAGACGGCGCAGCTCTCGTCGACGCTGCTGGCAATCAGGATCCTAACGTCGCGGTCTAGCGTAACCGTGTGCCTGCCGCCCCAACTCGGACGCGGAGCCGGCGCAGGTGAGCCCCATCCCGGCTGAGGAGATCCGCCCCATCCGTACACGCCGCGTAGGATGCCAGCCTCCGTGTGGAGCGCCCTGGCGTGTCGAGCGCGTGCCCCACGATGCGGCTTGCCGGCTACCACAGGCGACTCGTCGATGGTCAGAAAGCCAATGTCACCGCGGCGCAGGAACACCGACGATACGATGTCACGATAGGCGGCGTACTCGGACGGCACCGAGTCAGGGTCGCCCTGGACGTAGGGCATCATGAGGCAGCGCGTCCCAGCGTACTCGGGGAATTCAACCGTGTTCATGGCAACCACCCTATCACCCTGCCGCGATGCTCCTATGTAAAGAAGTGTGAAGTTTGCATGGCACGATTCTTGGGGTCTTGATTTGCCGCGCTGCGCGGGTGTATGGCATGCCGAGCCACAACCCCACCAACGCCAGAGCCGGATTCGGACACGTTGCGGGTTGAGGTACAGGCCGTGGGCGATTCCTAGGGCCGTACGCCGATGCTCACCGGAACCCGCTGTCACTCGTCATGGAGCCGGCGGGTTTCGTCATTCCAGGTGTGCGCTCTGCCATCGCGCCTCCATGGCACACTTCGGGCCAAGCGTGCCATAATGTCACGATGCGCCTCTTCAATGGCGTCGACGTCGGCCGGGTTTTCGGAGCGCGTCCCACGAAGTTGGCTGGATATGAGAGGCTGAGAGCGTCCGCTCTCGCTTCCGGTTCACCTGGGCTAACCCTCGATCAACTGGAGTACCTCGCGGCTCACCAGACGCCGTACCGCATCGGCAAGGCTGCTGCTGCGCGACTCGAGCGACAGCGTGAGCGGGCTGCGGAGCGTGCGAGGATCGCAGGTGAGTTGTTGCGCGCGTCGCTGCTGTCGCACCCGGGCAAGCGGTTCTCGATGGGAGACGCGGCCCTCGCGAGGCTTGCGGCTGGAGCGACCAACGGGAGCGACGAGGACGCGGTCGTGTTCGTGGACAAGCGCAAGCTGAGAGGCGAGGCGAAGCGGGCCGAATACGCCCGCCTCAAGCAGCGTGAGCAGCTGCCGCCGTCGACACTGGGCAAGGTCAGGGGCAACGGCAAGGCCAAGCGACCGAAGGGAGCGGGACGGGGATGGTGATGCTGGCGGTTGGCATGCGTGCTGCACAAGCACCGGGGTGGTGGGAGGGGGTGGGTGGGGTACCCGGGCGCCCCCAAAAGCGGTGGCCCTACGTGAGTGTGTAGA